CGACTTTCGCAAAAATAAATTGGGAATTGATTACATAGTGGATTTGAACCATTATCGCCCGTTTTTAAGGGGCGAATTAACCTAGAAGTAATAATAATCGTAGCCAATTTAATGTTGTACCCCCACTTGGACTCGAACCAAGATTATACTTCTCGTCTTCACTTTGTAAGAGTGAGATGTTTATCCAATTACACCATAGGGGTGTTTAAGTTTCATACTGTTTAAATTTTCGTAAATAATTATTTCGTTTAGTGTTCTTTTTTTTATGTTTACATTTTGATGTTGGCATTTGTGAATGACAATTAGGACATAATAATCTAAGGTTTTTTGGTAGATTATTATCTGAATTTCCATCTATGTGGTCAACCTCTAATATTAATTCCTTTTCATTCCAGTTATTAGGTTGTTTACACTCAAAACAATAATTACCATATAAGTTTATTAATATTTTTCTTAATGTTGTATTTTTTGATACATTGCCGTCATTAAATCTTTTTAATGTGACATTTTCAAACTTATAAAGATTAGAACATTTAGAGTCACAAAATTTGTTATGGTATTTTTTTTCTTTTAATAATTTTTCTTCACATTGTAAACAAAATCTATCTTTTTTTTTGTGATATCGTGGATTATTATATTTTGCAGCACAACTACTAGAACAAAATATATTTTTTTGATTTTTTAATTCCTTTTCACATTGTTTACATTTTTTCATTTTTTCGAATTTTAGTGTATTGTTATATATATAAATATAACCTAAAATTTGAAAAGTGCCGTAGTGATGGGTGGATTCGAACCACCGACCTTGATCATATAAGAATCCTGCTCTACCTGACTAAGCTACACCACCATTTTTATACCCTATCAGGTATAAATGAGTGAGTATTCATTCATATTCTACCCGATAGGGTATAACGCAATAATTTTAATGCAACATTAATCAATTCTTTGGTCGAATTGATGCCATTCTTTGTCTTCTGTTTGGAATCTCCATCTTTTCATATTGGGGATTTTATGATCTTTCGGAAAACTTGTTTCCATTTTGATAATTTTATTATTATCAATAAATGCCTGTACCTTTTCATTAGGTGGTGTAAATTTGTGTCTCATTTTTTTTAATTTTAAGTTAATAATTGTGGGATAGGAGAGACTCGAACTCCCCGGCGAGGGTTTTACAGACCCGGCCCCTGTCCTGAGCTATCCCAGATTGTTTTCGGCTACTTTATCATGGTGTTCACCACCCACCACAGGTGGCTACGGCCTTTCAATTTCACCAAGGAAACTTCGCCTTCAAATGGTTAAGAATCCAACTACTAACCTTTGTGCCCATAGAGAGAATCGAACTCTCGAAAAATGGTTTCTAAGACCATCGCGTAGGCCAACGTCCGCCATACGGGCTATTACCGCCGGTGTGCACAACCCTTACACTTCACTTCAGTACAATTACCATGGCTCGTACCTTCTGTGCTTGGACTCGAACCAAGTCTACCCGCGTATCTTTAATAACTTTTTGCTGACTGGGTGAGACTCGAACTCACATCTTCTCGGTTAACAGCCGAACCCTTTACATTAAGCTACCAGTCAATTTGAGGTCCCCGTGGGATTCGAACCCACATAGTCTTGATTAACAGTCAAGTGCTTAAACCATTCAGCCAGAGAACCATTTAGTGGAGGGAGCAGGGGTCGAACCTACAATAGTCTATTAAGACAGTTAGTGTACAGCTAACATTGCTTTCCAACACACTTTTCGCGAAAATGCATCCCTCCGTATTAATTTTGTCGAGTAGGCAGGGATCGAACCTGCGTTTTCTACATCCCAAATGTAGCGGATTACCTACTTTCCCACTACTCGATTATTGTTTTGTCTGGGTGGAGGGATTCGAACCCCCGAAAACACTCGCGTCCAAGGCGAGGCCATATAGCCATCTGTGGAACACCCAGTTATTAAAATAGTAACCCCAGAGGGACTCGAACCCCCACGTAACAGGGTAGAAACCTGTCGCACTATCCATTATGCTATGAGGCCATAAAAGTTAAACAGTCATCCATTTTATATACACCATTATACACCTAATAAAGTTTCAGATTGTTTAACTCAATATTTTTTTAAGTTGTCCGCCCTTTGTGTGGGTACGTCATGACCCTAAATACCGTACTACTGCGGATTGTAGTGGTAACCACAAAGGCAACTTTTCTTTTATAATAATGTGATCCTGACTGGAATCGAACCAGCGAAAAACAGGGTTTCGTACCACTATAATTTTCATTACTATTATTGTTTGTGGTCTGGACTATTCCTTAATCATGTCTAAAATTCCATATGATTTACACCATTTTTTTACGGCGTTATCACTTACAGAGTAAAATTCCCCAACCTTTGTAAATGTTTTTAATTCTTTAAATTTTTTTATTAACTCAGGTACTTTAGGAATATTAATTTTTATATGTTCTCTATAACATTTGGTTGAACAATATTTTCTTTCTTTATTTCTATTATAAAATATTTTTTTACAATTTAAACAAATATGTTCATCTTTAGATTTAGATTTACCGTGTCTAGTCTCTGCACCTTCTTTTGTTAAAAAGCTTGGCTCAAGATTGCCATCACCATTATGTGTTAAGGTTTCCTTGAATTTACGGTATTCTACTTCTTTCTTTTCAGAAAGAGCACTCTTACCTTTTCTAAAATTTGGGGTATATGAGTGACAATTTGGACATAGTAGTAATAAATTTACTAGTCTATGATCGGTGTTATCACCATTTATGTGATGAAGTTCTAAATTGATTGGGTTATTAATCCACGTTTCTCTAAAACAGTTTTCACACATTCTTTTTTTAACCCCCTCCTTTATTAATCGTTTTTTAAGTGAATATGTCGACCTATATGGAGAGTTTTTTATTAATACATCTTTTAGTTCGTATTTTTTATAAGGTTTAAATTTTAAACCAACATTCCATCCTTGTCCAGTAAAATGATCAATATTAATATCCCATTTTTTGAACAATTTTTTTACGGTGTCATAATTCCCTCCAGATGGTCGTATTTTTAATTCTCTACAAACTTGGGCAATAGAAAAACTATTTTTTACTGCTATTTGTACTTGTTCTTTATTATATTTATGTTTCATATAGTATAAATATAACTTAAAACACATAAAAACACCCCCTCTGGTTCGATTATTAGAATTTTACGGTATTTTATTAAAGTCTGTTGCGTATTCCAACGTCCGCCACAGGACCGTATGGTGAAATAAAATTTTGGCATAAATTATTCCACCTATTGTGTTATTATTTTTTTTTTCACAGTATGTCAAAGAACCCTTATCATAAGGTTGTTGCCTTATAGTGTATCATTATAAGGTTGTTGCCTTATTATTTTATTATCTAATAGAAACAAAAAAACCCGAACTTTTTTTTAAGTCCGGGTCTTTTAATTAAAATTTCTATAATTTCTATTGTCAAGAATCCGAACCTATCGCATCATTTAAAAGCGTAACTGTTCCTGTACCATTATATGGTCTATATGAACTCGGCTGTATGTACGATAAATTTTTCATCTCTATTAATAATTATTGCAAATATACAAAAACTTTTTGAATTACCAAACTTTTTTTAATATTTTTTTCATTTATTTTCATTTTTCTTGCGGAAGGCTAGGGACTCGAACCCCAAACGGGTTTTAAACCGCTACCTGTTTTCAAGACAAGCTCCTCATCCGGCCGGGTGCCTTCCATATTATAATATCACTTAAATCAATGATATTTTCAATTATCACTTAAATCAATGATATTCGGTCTTTTTAATAAAATTTCAACTTGGGAACGTAATGCAAATTGTTGTTTTGGAAGCTCCTTATAATATATAATCTCCCAATTGTCACTACCCAATTTATTTAACTGGTCAGTTAAATCTTTATGGTCTTCATATAAAATAAGTGTTTTGTAATACTCCCACATAATATAAGTAAATATAAATAATGGTATAAATACCCCTTAATTTTACAATTACTTATATAAATATATATAAATAATACCAATTTATTTTGTTGCGGGAGAGGGATTTGAACCCTCGCAAGCGGATTGATACCGAATCTAGGTTATGAGCCTAGCGAGCTGACCTGACTGCTCCATCCCGCGATGTGAGCGGGAAGAAGGACTTGAACCTTCGCTTACAGAGGTGACCTCCAGCTCTTTCTCTGAGCTATTCCCGCTTTTTATTTTAAAGAACTTTGCAAATATACATAATTTTTATAAATTACGAAAGAATTTATAAATATTTTTTCTAGTGCTGTCTGTTCCTGACATTCCTTGTAATTTTTTAAAGAATTTTTTATCCTGATATAATTTATTTAAATATGTTTGAAATTTATATTCAGAATTATCTCCTTTTATTCTTTTATGTGATATCCACATTATAAATCCATAAAGAAATTTATTATAATTGTTAAAAGGTTCAGTTAAATAATCATTTGATTTTATTATTTCTTTAAAATCATTTATTATGTTTTTATTGTAAAAAAGAATAGCTAAATCATCTAATTCATATTTAAACATATCACTATATTCTCTTTCACGTATAAAATATTTTTCTAAAACATCTATATCTTTATCGTTTCTTATTCTATCGTAATAATCAATGTTAGTGTAATCATATAGTTTTATATCAAATTTACTATATAAAAATAATCTAAACCCCCTATCTAAAAAATTCGTAATTCTAAATGAATGAACTCCTTGTGTTTGTAATTTCCAAGTATTAAGCATAAACATAATAGACATTAAGTGATTATCTTTTAACTCCCCTACTAAAACTTTCAAATAAACAGTTGTGTCAACATTAATATGACCATAATCAGTAAATAACCGATTAAACCCATCAAGAAGATGATAAATATTATCTTCTTTATACGCAAAAAAGTAATTACATAAAATACCGGTTTTTTTCATTTGAATTAGTTTATTCGAATCGTTATCACCAATAAATCTATTATCAAAATCATTAAAATTAATATCTTTATACCAAGATTTTGCTAATTCTTTTAATTCAAATAATTTTACAGAATATAATTCATAATTACATTTAATTATTTCATCAAAACCTTCATCAATTTTTAACATTATAATATACTTTAAAATTCAAATGCAAATATAAACAAAAAATCATTATGTTCGACATTTTATTTATTTTTTTTGTCCCGCCCTCCAGATTCGAACTGGAACACTTCACCTTATGAGAGTGACGCTCTACCATTAAGCCAGGGCGGGATTTAGGGCTGCATCAGAATCAAATGCTTCAACGGTACGTATTTTCCGAAGACTTGCTTCTCCACAAGTTTACACCCTATGTTATGTTGCACACTCGTAGGGATTCGAACCCTCACCTATATTGCTACTCAAAAGAACGGGGTTGGAGCCCGCAGGTCACGCCAAATGAGCGAGTGTATTATTTGGGTGAAAGATCGGGGTCGAACCGACAATCTTCTGATTCACAGTCAGGTGCTTTACCAATTCAGCTACAATCACCATATTGAGGTCCCGATGAGATTCGAACTCATATAAACGGATTTGCAGTCCGCCACCTTAGCCAATCGGACACAGGACCTGGTATGGGGGTTTCATTAGTTTTCCCCCATCTTTGATCTTAATATCACCTTTACTACTAAGTTGCGATATAAGAACCACATAATCGGAATTATTCCGATTAACTGTTGGGATTAGAAGAATCGAACTTCAACGGGGGGTGCTACCCAAAACAGTTCATGATACTGTCCCTACCCAAAATCCCAATATATAGTGACCCTAGAAAGACTCGAACTCTCATCTTAACATCCGTAGTGTTGTGTTCTATCCATTGAACTATAAGGCCATTTATTTTTTGCAGGAGTAGAGGGATTCGAACCCCCATCTATGGTTTTGGAGACCATTATTCTAGCCGTTGAACTATACACCTGTATTAAAATTGAAATATAACCGGGATTCTGTATTATTCTATCATTTATCTACTTGCCACTACCTCGTTATAATAGAGTCGCTCACCCTCTAAACTGTTTTGTGTTGCATCCTCGGTAGTACAAACGATAATATCACAATTTTTGCTTAATATCATAATAAATGATATCGTGCATTTTTAATGATATTATCTTCTACCTTAAGCGATGATGTCCCGAATTTCCTCTCCGTGGAGCGATAGAAATTTCAATATATTTTGTTAGCTTGGACATTTGCTTGGACATTATGTCCAAGCTACCCTAAAATGGATAAAAAATACCATTTGCATGGACACTTTTTGCCAGATATTACCGGATAAACTTATAATCGGTTGATTATCAACAAGAATTTTTATTATTTATTACCGGATGATGCCGGATAAAGTTACTAAGTAGTGCTCGAATATTTTCACCACCAACGGGATTCGCACTATGTACAGTAAATTTAGGAACACTTACATTATTGTTTATACAATAACTTATTAACCATTTTGCACAATCCATACCTGTTTTTTCTCTAAAATCATCATAATGTTTATTATATACATCTGGTGTTTTATACATATCAGGACTATAATGTTCATCCGCCAAATCGTGGTCAAAACTTATTTGGTATGGTAATCCATTTTTAATTATCCAATCTATAAATTCATCATAATTTTTAACCCATATTATTTCGAATGGTTTTTCTATTCGTATTGAGTTATATGCTAACCAATTTGATTTTTCATCAAATGGGTCCCTAAAATCGTCTAACCATAATAATTTTTTCATATTTTTTTCTTTTTTGTCGACAATGTTTACTACTTTTACGACATAATATAACATAAAACATTAATAAAAACAACTGTTTCCTAATTTTATTTCCCCGACCCCCCCTCGGGGGATTTTAAAAATTGTGGGCCAGGATGGGTTCGAACCAACGACCTTCACATTATGAGTGTGCTGCTCTGACCAACTGAGCTACAGGCCCAAAATTATGTTGCGGGGAATAGAATCGAACTATTCTTTCCGACCTTATGAGAGTCGTGGCTTACCCAGAGCTCCCCGCAATAATAAAAAATTCTTTGTACTCCTGACGAGAATCGAACTCGCATCTGGGGATTGAAGGTCCTCTATCCTGAACCATTAGACGACAGGAGCGTTTTGTCAGCTTATATGTTTACTTTTTTAAATTTTTGTCAGCTTAATAACCTATTTCTTGTTTTACTTTTTCAATTACTTTATAGTCTGGTTCTTCATATTCCAATTTTTTTAATGGGACAAAACCATCTAATTTTTTTTCTTTTACATCATCGAAATGCTCTATGGTATCCCATCTATAAAAGAACTTATTTCTAATATGCATAAATTCTTTTCCATCCCAAAATGCTAAATTTGCGTTGCGACAAAAACCGATATACCAACCGACTTTAATGTCTTCTTTTTTAATGTATTCCATTTTATTAAAGTTTAAATTTTTATTCTTTTTTAAAGGTATAATTTAAAAATACTGATAAACACTAATCAGTTGCTTTCGTTTGCTTGCGTTTCTGCTGGGCGTGTCTTCATACCCCGACTCACTAATCACATTTGTCAACCAGCGGGACTCGAACCCTGATCTTCTGAACCACAATCAGATATTCTACCATTGAACTACTGGAGGGATGTTATATTATTCTATTTTTAATAAAGCCGTCCCCGTGGGATTCGAACCCCTCTACAACCGTGACAGGGTTGCGTGCTAACCTGGTTACACTACGAAGACGAAAATTCATATCGTTTGTTATTCACCAGATGAGATTCGAACTCATATCTTGGGATTAAGAATAGCAAATGCGTTCCCATGTTCTACCCATTGAACTACAAGTGCAAACGATATGTCTACTAACTTAACTACTAACATCAATTACTCATTTAATTTACTTATGTAGTTCCAATTTAATTACCTGTCAGACCCTTCCTCTGCTCACGGTTTTTTTCGCCTTTGCTATTGTTATAATTAAATTTTCCGTACACTTTAGATTAAACTTTTATATCAGTTTTCACTTCGTGTTCGAATAGTTACGATGACAAGATTCGAACTTGTGCCTCCGCCCTTTCGCTGGCGGCGAGGTAACCCCTCCCCCACATCGTACAACATCAATTTTATTGTACAATTATTATTTGATGTTGATTATAACCTTCCGATTATAATATCTTATGTTACCCCAGTAGCATATAAACGGGTATTATACGATTATATGCTAACCTAGTAACTATTTTTGCAGCGGTAGCAGGATTTGAACCTACAGCCACCCCCTCGCACGGGGGGATGCTCGCCCACAACACCTTACCGCTAACATATATAAATTTCATATGCATCTTACTCTTTATATATGATTATAACCTTCCGATTATAATGTGCACCCGATAGGATTCGAACCTATGTAACCCACTTTAAAAGAGTGGTGCCTGACGCTTTCGCTCCGCTCGGTCACGGGTGCATTTGGTAATCCCGGTGGGGCACGATCCCACGACCCTTAGATTAAAAATCTAATGCTCTACCAACTGAGCTACGGAATTATTTGTGGAGTGTACTGGTATCGAGCCAGTTCCTTTGGTTTTTCAGACCAACGCAATTACCTAATCTGCCAACACTCCGTTATGTTCTAAATAATGTAATTCTCTATGACAATTCGCACATAAAGGTACACATTTAGTAAGTTCTTTTTTTAATTTTTTCATATTCCCCCTCTTTCCTAAAAAACTTATTGTGTGTTTCTTATTTTCAATATGATGAAAATCTAAAACATACCATCTATCATCACCACAATTATTACATTTTTGTTTTTTCTTATATTCTATATAATATTCTCTAACTCTTTTTACTTCATCATAAGAACGTTTTCTAATTTTATCTTTTCTATTATTTCTGTTTTCGTGATAACTTCGTCTATCTATTTCACGTTTACAATCTTTACAATTAGAATGTAAAATACCTTTTTGTTTATTCTTAAAAAAAAATTCACTTTCGTTTTTTTCATTCTTACATTTTGTACATATTTTCATAATATATATTTTATATATAAATACTAAAAAAACATATAAAAACTGAAATCTAATATTTTTTTTCAGTCTACTGAGCTACATCACCATATGTCGGTAAGGTGGGATTCGAACCCACATTTTCAACCAGTTACCTCGCTCCTGCGTATCAGGCAGGGGGGATACTTACCGAAAAGACCAAGATGTCAAAGATCGCTTTGTAAGTTGTTGGACATTTTTGTTAAGTTAACTTTACAAAAGTACCTAACAACTCACGGTAATCTGATAATTCTTTGGTAGATATTATCTATTTACCTATTTTGTGGAGCCAGGGGGATTCGAACCCCCGTCCCTGCCTTGCAAAAGCAGTGCTAAAACCGGGCTCAGCTATGGTCCCATTATTTTAAAGAACAAAAAAAAACCCCGGAATTTTGTTCCGAGGTTTTGACTAATATGCGAATTTTTATATTATCATATAAATTCTTTTTCAAAACCTCGGCACAGGGCAAAATCACGCTCATCTGTCCACTTTGAACACGCCATCGAAATTTCTATATGTACTGTTGGTCTCATTGAATTTTATTTTATCTTTTTTAAATAACTTTTGCAAATATACGTATAAATATTATAACTGCCAAGAAAAAACGAAAAAAAGTTTGTTTTTTTTTATTAATAACCGTTTCTTGTGTAATCCCTAACAATAAAAAAGTGGGTTTACGGGAAAGTTACTATAAAATTTTCCCCATATCTATACACTATTTCATTAAAAATATGTAAATTAACAACGAAATATTTATAATAAAAAGTGATTTTATGGAAAGCACAGTTAAACAAAGACAAAGATATGTCGTGCGTGGAACGGAAAACGACAATGTTACATTTAAAACCTGGATAATTAATTTATTTGAGGATGAAAGGGGTGAAACATCAATAAAACCCGTTATTGCTTTTGTTGGTTCAGTATTTTTATGTGGTGCGATGTTAGCAAATAGTTTTTATCCTAATTTCATTCCAGCCGATTTTCTTGTTGATGCGGTAATGATTATAACCGCCATTGGTATGGGGGCTGATTCTGTCGATAAATTCTCATCAAGGGGTAGTGGTTATCGTGGTGGTTATGGTGGCGGTGGTTATGGTGGTGGTTATGGTGAATCGTATTATGAAACCGAGTATGAAGGGTATCAATTTAATTCAAGTGATTCTGCTAAGGAAAGTGCTACTGACAGTAATATTGGGGATAGTTCAAGTGAACTATTGTAATTTTTTGTATATTTTCATAATATGAGCACATGTTTCAAATTCTTCATTATTTTCATAATATGGTAATATGAATGTCATAAGAGCTTTTGTGTCACTTTTTTCAAATATTAAATTTGCGTCCCATTTGTAATCAACAATTATAGATTTAACAACTATTTTCAAATTTTGATTTTTAGTTCTACCAAATTGTTCATATAATGATATTATACCTTTATATATAGTATCTTTATTTTCTTGATAAAAAGTTTGGAAATCAGAATATGATTTATTCGCGTCTATTGTTAGAAATGTTTTGACATCATCTACATCTGTTATTATCTTTGATTGTGTTCCCATATTAGTAAATATATTAAAAATAATTGACAATTCAAAATAAGCGATAAAAAAACCCACAACATATGTTGCGGGTTTAGCCATATTATATTTTATTTTTACTATAAAAGAGGAAAAAAATAAAATTTGTTAGTGTATATAAATATAAAATATTTAGGGAAAAGATATTAATATCTAAACTATTTTTTGGTTATTGTTAGTTTATTATTCTTATATCTCATTATTTGTTGGACATTTTCTTTTAATTTACCTTTTAGTATTTCTTCACTTAAAAAGTCTTCAACTAAATTCTGAATAATTCGTTTTATTGGTCTTGCTCCGTAATCTTCTTCAGAATTAAGTTCAAATATTCTATCTGATACTGATGTATCAAAAGTTAGGTTATAGTTTTTTTCCTTTATTCTATTATTAAGTTTTGACAATTCGATGGTTATAATTTTTTTAAATACATCATCTGTTAATCCATTAAATATTATGGTGTCATCAACCCTATTAAGAAATTCAGGTGTAAAATGTTTTTTTAGTTCCCTTTGGATAATTTCTTTTTTATTATTGTCTTTGTTTTTACCTGCGGAATAACCAATTCCAGCACCAAATTCTGATACTCTTTTAGACCCGATGTTGGATGTCATAATAATCAAGGTATTAGTGAAGTTAACAGTTCTACCAAATGAATCCGTTATCCTACCTTCATCAAGAATTTGTAAGAATATGTTAAATATATCTTTATGTGCCTTTTCTATTTCATCAAAAAGAATGACCGAGAATGGATTATTTTTAATTAATTCTGTAAGTTGACCACCTTCATCATACCCAACATATCCAGGGGGTGCACCTACCAATCTTGAAACTGCGAATTTTTCCATATATTCACTCATATCAATACGGATAATTTTATCTGGGTCACCAAACAACTCTTCGGCAAGACATTTCGCTAAATAAGTTTTACCGACACCGGTTGATCCTAAAAACATAAATGACCCAATAGGTTTATTACTATCTTTTATACCAACACGGTTTCTTCTAATGGCTTTAGATATCGTTGATATGGCTTCATCTTGACCAATTATTTTTGTTGATAAACTAGCTTCTAAATTTAATAAATTACTTGATTCCTTGGTGTCTAATTTATGTATAGGGACACCTGTTGATTCGGATACTATTGAATATACATCTTCAACTGATATAGGCATCTTGTTATTCTTTTGCTTATTTTCCCATACTTTTTTTTCTTTGTCTAATTTTTTTAATAAATCTTGTTCTTCGTCCCTTAGTTTTGCTGCTTTTTCGTAATCTTGGTTTTTAACTACTTTAGTCTTATCTTGTTTTATTTTATTTATTTTATCTTTAATACCTTCTATATTAGCGGGGATTTTACCTGATATTTTTTTCTCCGAACCTAATTCATCTAAAACATCAATTGCTTTATCAGGGAATTGTCTATCCGTAATATATCTACCAGATAACATAACAATTGTTTCTATTACATTTGGTTCATAATACACCTTATGATAATCTTCATATGTTGATTTTAAGGTATTTAAAATTTCAATTGTTTCATCTTTTGTTGGTTCTTTTAAAATAAGCTTTTGGAATCTTCTTACTAATGCACCATCTTTTTCTATATGTTTTTTAAAATCATCAAATGTGGTAGAACCTATACATTGTATTTCACCTCGTGCTAATGCGGGCTTTAATATATTTGCAGCATCCATTGAGCCTGTAGCGTTTCCTGCTCCAACCATTGTATGTAATTCATCAATAAAAATTATCACATCGGATGTGTCTGTTAATTCATTTATAATTGCTTTAATTCTTTCTTCGAATTGTCCACGATATTTCGTTCCTGCAACTAATGATGTTAAATCAAGTGCGACAATCCTTTTATCTAATAATGGTGTTGGACAATCTCCTTGCTCTATTTGTTGTGCTAATTTTTCGACTAATGCTGTTTTTCCTGTTCCTGGCTCACCAACAATAACCACATTATTTTTTTTCTTTCGTGATAATATTTGTGATATTCTTGTTACTTCTTTTTCCCTACCTATTACGGGGTCTAATAACCCTTCTTTCGCTAATCTTGTTAAATCTCGTGAAAAGTTGTCTAATATAGGTGTTTTTGAATTTGTCTTCTTACCTTTCTGCCCTTGTTTTTCTGGACTATCAAAAAATTCTACTCCGCTCATATTTTATATTTTTATTTATGGTACAAATATACATCTTTTTTATTAAAAAAAAAAATATGACAAAATGTCAATATTTTTTGTGTGGTAATATTTTTGTAATCTTATTATTATAATAAATAAACCTTAAAAAAAAATAAAGCTTATGTTAACATTATTTAAAGATCCATTTTTTAATCCCTTAGAAGGGGTATTAAGTAAGTATCATTATGATAACTTACCAGATGCTAATATCGATAAAAATGACGATGGGTACACATTACAAATGGCAGTACCAGGATTAACAAGTGACGATTTAGAAATAAAAGTTAAAGATGATATACTAACGATATCATACGAAAACGAAGAAAAAAATGAAAATTCATATTTTATGTCTAATTTTGTGAAATCATACAGGTTACCCGATAATATTAATTCTGATAAAATTAAAGGAAAGGTAGTAAATGGTTTACTTAAAATTGATGTCCCATTAAATAAAAAGAAAATGAATGAAAAACTAATTGAATTAGAATAACAAATCCCCGAAAGGGGATTTTTTTTTTTGGATATATGTTATATTTATATAAAAATATGTATCATGGCTAAGAAAATTAAAATAACGGAAGCTCAATTACAAGAAATAATTAAACCAATTATTAAAGAACAATCTGGAACGGATATTTTACCATCAAAAAATCCAAAATATGAAGTTAGTAAAATAAGAGGAAAAGATATTTCTATGAATGACTTACCAAATATAGATAAACTTAATGATTGTGCAAAACACTTAGATTATTATAATAAATATTTAAATCGAAAAGACGCTATGTTTTTGGCTAGATTATTCGCTAGGAATTATATGAATATGTTAACCGAAGGTGTTATATATTTAGCTGTTTTACATCACTCTCCACACCATTATAAACGAAAATTATTTATATCAGATATGTATAATCCGCAAATACTTGGTAGAAGTATGGTTGAAGATCAAAAACATATGAATAATATGTTAAAATTAACAAATCAAGATGAAGAATTTAAACTTAATTTTGCTCCCATTCAAAAAAAACTAGGGTTAATTGATAAAGGTCATCCAAAACTATATTCAACATATCCATCATATATTAGTAGGATATATAATACAATATATTTTGATTTTGCTGCTAAACAAAAAAAATAAAACAATGTCAAAAAAAATTAAAATAACAGAATCACAATTACAAGAAATAATTAAACCGTTTATTAAAGAAAGTTATAATTTACTAGAAGAATTAACATATAACGAATTTCAAAATAGTCCAAGGTTACAATCATTGCGTGAAGCAATTAATAATAATAAGATAGTTGGGGTTGCGTTTGTTAAAGTTGATGGTACTGTTAGAGCAATGTGTTTTAGAAAATATTTAAAATCTTATATCCCATCTGAAAAAGAAAAAACAGAAAAACAATTAGCTATGAGCGAGACTCATAGTCAAATACCTGTGGTTGACCTTAATGTATATAATAAAGCGTTAAGGGAAACAGGTGATTCGGAAATGGCATCAAAAAGATGTTGGAGAAAAATAAACTTACCAAATGTCCTTGGATTTATCGCGGGCTCAATATTCGAAGATTTAAGAGGACCTGAAGATAATAACATTTTAGAAAGATATGGTGAAGAAGTGTATAATTCACTAACAAAATCTATGGTTAATGCTATTGAAAGAAATCAAGCCGAGAATGTTGCAATGGCGGTAGAAGAATTATAATAATCACCTATTTGTTTTTTCATAAAAATTATATATATTTTATCATATGGAAAAAACAATTGGATATTATTTCAAAAAATATTTATCGGATAAGAACTTAAATGGGTATAGTCCTGTTTATGATGAATATTTTGGCCCGCGAAGAAATGATAATATTAATTTATTAGAAATCGGGATAGGAACATTACAACACACAAATTCAAATATGGTATTTTGGAAAGATAAATATCCGAAATATGAGCCTGGAGCATCATTAAAAGCATTCAAAGATTATTTTCCAAATGGGATGATATATGGTGTTGATATCCAAATTGACTGTATGATTAAGGAAGATAGGATAAATACATTTTTATTTGATTCAACAAATAAATCAATTACTAATCATTATTTTAGTGATATTAAACTTGATTTCATTGTAGATGATGGTAGTCATTATTGGGAGGACCAAATAAAAACATTCGAAAATTTTTTTCCTAAATTAAATGATGGTGGTGTTTATGTACTCGAAGACCTTGCATATCCAGACGAAATTAAAAATTATTTTAATAAATCAAATTATAATTACCAATTCTATGATGGGTTGGTAGTAATTAAAAACTAAAAAATTATGTCAATTATATCAGAAGAAATTAAAGGTAAAATTATTAATGTTACTATAAAATCAAGTAACACACAATTTGCATCATATAATACAGAAACCGAAGTATTAACATTAACATTTAATAATGGTTCTAAGTATGAATATTATGATGTACCATGGAAAGTATTTACAAAATTTAGGTCGGCACCATCACAAGGAAAATATTTTACAACTGACATTAAAACTAAATATAAATATAAACAAGTATAAATTATATTTTTCTAAATTTATGTGTTAGGATATTATTATATGTGTCAAAAACTTTATCATAATATCCTTCATTTTCCAATATATCAGTAATTGTAGTTTTTGGGGTATCTTTCTTTCCGTGTTTTTTCTCATTAACAATTTCGTTTAATATACTTAAATTTTTACCAAATAATTCAACATTTTCCTTTTGTATTAAAGCATCGAAATGGACAATTTCATAATAATTATCTTTAATTAATTCATCAAATATTCGATTCCAATAGATATAATAAATCGTGCTATTTATGATTTCACTTTTATTTTTAGTGTCGATATCTGGAATATAATTGATTATATATTGTACATATTCATTTTTTTTTCTAAAAACACCTAAATCAACCCATGATTTTATTACATTAATTGGGTTTCTAATAAGTCTAATAATGTTAGAATTTAAATGATTATTTATATGTGGTGTTGCTAACCAACTACTTTCAGAAGAAAAAGTTGCTTTTTGACCAAATCCATAATGATGTTCATGTCCACAGTTAAACCCATTTTTTATGAGTAATTTACTCATATAACCCGTTCCTGACCTTCCACATCCAGTTATCAAAAAATCAAAATTTACCATATATAAATTTATTTACCACCATGAGCTCCTCGTGGACTTAACTCCATATCACCTTTTCTACTTGGTTCGACATTCGGTTGTGTTAACATAATACCTTTTCCAGTGAATGTCCTATCTTCATTTTGTTTAAATAATAAAAATTGTTGGATATCATCATATTGTGTTAATGATTTCGTTGAATCTAATGCTGTTAATAAATCGTGTTCAACATCTTGTGTTGTTGATCCACTAGCATCAGTAATAAAATAATCACCTTTAGGTAAACCACCCATATAATTAAAAATATCATTATTATTTGGTAGTGGGTGAAACCCATCATTTTTTAATGATATTAATAGTTCTTCAAGTTGTTCTTTAGTGATGGTTATATCTGTTTGTGCAATATTTTCGTTAAGATATTTTCGTATCTGATGCTCCGTTAATATTATTTTCATAACGATAAATATTAAGAAAAAGATTGTATATTGTATTTAATTAACTGATTGGAAATATTTATATGTATAAAAAATCAAATTTAATGGATAAAAAGGGACTAGTTGACGAATTAATAGAGTATAAAGAAGTTGACCAAGATATCATTAAATCCTTTTATTTAAAGGAAGAGTTATCACCTGATGTTTTTAATTCGGTAGGTAAATCATATAAAATGATTGATACTGTAAGAGAAAAATTATTAAAAGCATCGAGTACATTTATTGATTATCTTGGGGTCGATTTTTTCATTTATGATGTTATTTTAACTGGTTCACTTGCAAATTATAATTGGTCCGAGTATTCTGATGTTGATTTGCATATACTAATGAATTTCGATGAAATTGTTGGTGATAATACAAATCCAATAAAATTTAATAAGATATTAGAAGAATTTTTTAAATCGAAAAAGAATAATTGGAATAGTACCCACACTATTAAGGTCAAAAATTATGATGTTGAGTTATATATCCAAGATGAAACAGAACAACATTTATCTTCTGGTGTGTATTCCGTTTTAAATAATAAGTGGGTTGTTGAACCTGTTTATGGTAAAAAGGGTATTGATGAAAAATTAATACTAACTAAGGGTGAAGAATTCGCAACATCAATTGATGATTTAATTGAAAAAAATGAAGATGGTATTGACATTATACCTGAAATAGACGACATCAGAGTGAAGCTGAAGAAATTCAGGCAGAGTGGATTAGAAAGTGGTGGGGAATTTTCATATGAGAACTTAACGTTCAAATTATTAAGAAGAAATGGGTACATCGGAAAACTAATTCAACTAAAAAGAAGTATAATAGATAAAAAATTATCTGTTACTCAATAAGAAACAGAAAATTTTTTAACTTCTCTTTGTATTTATGATTAAGAATAACATTGTTTAATATAAAAAAAAATGGCAGAAACTAAACCACTAGGAAGTGAAAAATTACAAGGTGACGAAAAATTAAACCGAATCCTTGAATTAACTTATTATAACGCAGATAAGCCTAAAGTATCAAGCCCAGTTAATTCGGAGTATATATCTGAATCTAAAATTGGGGTATATGGTATAGTTAAAGAAAATAACGACTACTATGTAAAAAAAGGATTAACTAAAGAAAATCTTGATTACATTGGCGGAATGTTTATGAAAAACAAAAATAGATTTTCATCTTTCGCTGAAGCACTTAAAAGATTAAAATTAATCGAGGGTCAAGAAGAATTAACATTACTAAACGAAGACACAAAATATGTGTTAAAAGTAAAAAAACCTACACCCGCAGCTCCTCCTGAAACACCAGCCGAAGCACCCGCACCGATGGCTTCAATGCCAGATGCAGGGGCAGAATCGGGAATACCACAACCAGGAGATATTCCAGACGATGTTGGTGGTGACCTTCCACCTGACAATTTAGGGTTAGATAGTGAAGATGGTGGTGTAGAAGATGAGTCTGATTATTTAAAATCAATTCAAAAGTTAACAGGTAAACTTGGTGAAAAACTAAGAGAATATGACGAACAGATTGAAAGTGACGATATTAAATATGTTATTAATTCCGTAATTTCAGCGGTTAATTTAGATAAATTAGAAGATTCTGACAAAGAAGATATTGTTAGTCAATTAGAAGACGAAGAAGACCTTGGTGGTGATGAAACAATGACCGATTATGATACTGACCCTAATTTACCTTCTGGTGATGAAGAAATGAGTGAAGTAGAAGAAACAGATGGGGTAGATAAATTGGAAGATTTGATTAGTACATCTTTTGATTTTAATGACGATGAAGATAAACCATATCAAGATATTACTGAATTTGATGATGAAGAGGATGAAGGAGTAACTTGTACTGATTGTCGTGGTAGAGGTCAAAAAAATGGTGAAATATGTATGAACTGTAATGGTGAGGGTGTGGTATATGGTGATAGTGGTGATGATGATTTAGAATTATCAGACAAAACAACATTTACAGCGGAAGACCTTTATGGTGATGATGTCGATGCTTTTGGTAATAAGCCAGATGATGGATATTATGATGATGAAGAAATGTTTGAAGATAGTGAAGTTGGGGAAGAATATACAGGTGAAAATGTTTTTGGTGCAGATGACCACGCAGATGTAGATAATATACCTGACGACCAAGGTTTAGAAGATATGTCAGATGTTGAGCCAGGTATGGATGATGTGGATGATACTGAAACAAAAGAAATAGAACTTGATGAATTAACGAATATGGTGAATGACGCTGTAAAAGAAACATTAAGTAAATATTTTGAAGAAGATGATGAAACTGATATATATTAATGAGTTAGGAAAAGATTTTAGAGAACAACATCAATATGAGTTTATATTTAGTAATAGTCTTGTTGACAAATTAGAAGTAGAAAACCCATATATTGTTGATTTTATACGAGAAGAATGGTTTCATGTTCCATCATCAGACAGATCAACCCCCCCAAATATTGATGATATTGATATGGTTGGACTACTTAAAAATTCCGATTTAAAATTAGATTTAGTTCAAAGTTCGGATTATTTTGGTGTAGTTGACGCTGTTGAAGGTATTATAGCTCTTGGATGGGAGCCGTTTGATGAGGAAGCTGATGAGTGGGCATATAAAAGATTATCGTTTCATTTTGGTGAAGATGTTGATAGTGTGACCGAAAAATTAGCGACAAGAGCATACCGATTAATAAAGGAGGAACTTAAATACAAAATTAAATGAAAAGAAGTGAAATTATAAAAAGATTGATTGGTGAAGGGTTTATCCAAAATACCTTAATGAACCTCCCAGATAAACAACTTAATGTACTAGCGAAAAGAATATTGGGTGAGGGTATTATAAACATACCTAAAGACTCTAATCCAGCAGATATCGAAAATCTTAGAAGAGAAAAGAAAACATTCGAAACATATGAACAAGAAACGGTTGATGGTTCGTCAGAATCACTTGTTGAAGAAGCATTAGATTTATATAGACAATTATATGAAGGTAAGGATACCTTATCTTATGAAGAAAAGCGTGACCTTAATATCCGTATTATGGAACTAAGAACAAAATTAACACCAGAACAAGAACAAGAATTTAAAAATGGTAGAGAATCTATAAAATCTAACGAAATTAATAGTGAAGAAGAACAAATAGGAGAAGAAGAAGTAGAAACTAAAGAAGCATCAAGAACATTTGCTATGGGAAGACGCGGATTATTATCAAAAAAAGTGGATTATGCGGGTAAAGATTGTCAAACACCTCACTACGAAAAAAAAAAAAGAAAAAAAAGAAAAAAAGGAAAAGGTAAAAGAAAAAATAGAAATGAAAGTAAGGTTGCAAAACTATTAGAAGCATATACAAAGGGTAAACAAAAAGAATGGGTTAAGAAATTAGTAGAAAATAAATATCACCAATCAACAACCAAAAATGAAATACTTGAAATGGTGAAATTTAAATTAACGGAACAAGAAGTAACTAAGGAATCCGGAAAATTACGTTGGACAAAAAAACTTCAGACTATTTTTAATCGTTTATATAATGCAAATTTACCTGTTGATGGTAATTGGATGGATGAAAAGTATAACCAATATAAGAAAAAATACTATGAAGATAATGATATATTAGTTTATGTTTGTAAAGAAGGTGATACTTTTTGTGACCCCGGTGAAATAACAACAAGAGGAAGAAAAAGTGTTGAAAAACTAAATATGGTTGTTGATAGGGATTATCGTAATAATAACACCAAACTATATGAACAAGAACCAGCGATTAAAGAACCTAAAGTAAAACCTAAAACAAGACCTAATAGAGAAGTAACACCTGAAAAGACACCATACCCAAATCCTTGGCAACCACCTGAACCAAATAAATTACCCGATCCAACACCAAAATTTAAAAATGAATTACCAGATTGGTTAACATATGATGCTATTATACAAGCGGTAGGTAATAATAATGTGGTTGAAAATACAACATCTAAAATATTAAAAAAAATACAAGAACAAGCGTTTAATAAAGATGGCGAACCATTAATGACACATAGTCAATATCGTGATTATTCAGAACCTTCAGAACCAGAATATGATGATAGAGAACCTGACCATTTTGATGATAGTCCGAAAGCATATTTAGAATATGAACTAGAAGGACATGATATATTATTAGAACCAGAGGGAGAAGATGAATATTCTATTCGAAATAAGGGTGATGTAGATTTTATGGTTTGGTTCGATAGAGGTAGAATACATGTTGATATTGGAAATGGAGTTGAAGATAATAAACAAGTGTTTGATGATGAAGAAAAAGCGTTAAAATATATCTTAAAGTTTAAAAAAATATTTTTATCAGCAGATGAATCACAAAAAGAAAGAGAGCAAGAAATGAATATTGATATGAGGGATTCTCATAATAATAAAATGGAAAGATCGGCAGGAAATAGTGGATATTAAAAATTAAAAAAATGGAAAAAAATAAAGAAAAAGATGACGATTTACTTTTAGGTCAACAAAAAATAGAACCAAAAGAGCAAATGAAGTTTGATGACGATAGTAGACCTGACCCAAGTAATGAACTAAGTTTAGGGGCAAAGGAAACTCCATTTAAATCTGTTGATTTCCCAGACGTACCTGAAGGTCATACTACATATGAAGAATTATTAGGTTCAGAAGAATATAAACACGCATTAGATAAATTAGCTGAATATACTGGTCAAAGAAATATCGGGGTTGGTGTAGATGGTGCATATGGTCAATTATCAAACCAAGCAATGACTATTTTACAAGAAGTAATGCAAGCTGAAAATACACACGAACAAGAACTTGAAGAATTAGCTGAAAGAGTACTTCGTGATTATTTTAAACTTCCCGAAAATGCGTTACAGTTTAACTTAACATTAATAAAACAAGCAGCAAAACTGAACAATAAACAATCTAAACAACAACTTCAACAAAAAGAAGAACAGTTGATGGATGATGTTAATAATTTAACACCAGAAAGAGCGAAAAGACGATTAGTTAATGCAATGACACAGGGACACTCAGTAGACCAATCATATTTATTTCAATCAGTCGGAAATGAACTTAGACAAATTACGGGTGTTGATAATATAGTAGAAAAATATTCTATTTTTGTTGCAACAATGATGTTAGGTTATTGGCAAATGCCACCATCTGCGATAGAAGCAGCAATGGGTGGGGATAATGACGATGAAGATTCTGGTAGTGCCGCGGGTAAAACTGGAATTGATACAACAACAAACCCACCAACAGTAAACGCAGGGGCGATGATATTTCCATTTTTAATTCACGAAGGTGTTAAAGGTGTTATGGAATATTTAGGTAAAGAAAAGAACCCTGAAGACCCAGAAAAATCTAAGGCAGCGATGGAGTTGGAAGACCAACCACAACACGAAGAATGGGATATTAAATTAGGTCCTGCGATATGGAGAAGATTCACAAGTTTATTCCCAGACGCTATTGTTCAGGATGAAGATAAAAAGATAATTCAATATTACATTTATACTAATATCGTTAATCTACCAACTAAAGACTTTTTAGTTTTAATGAAAGAGGTAATGGCTAAAACAGAAGATGGTAAAAAACTTATCGATTCAATGTATTATGATGTTTCAAGAAAATTAGCTAATGAAGATGTTGGTAATGAAGATTCAGAATTTAGAACATTACTTGACCAATTAATGGCAGGTTCAAATGACGAAGATTTATCATTATTTTTAAATGATCTTGGAATAGATTTAAGTTAAAAACAACCATAATAAGCAATAATAAGGGAAGTGGTTAGAAATAACCGCTTTTTTTTGTATTTATAGGTATGAGTCAGAAAATTGAACAGTTAGTCGAGCTTGCTCGAATTATGAAAGATACACCGTACGCGTTACGTACATATCTTCAAACATATGATAATACTCAAAAAAAATATGTTCCATTTGATTTATTCGAAGATCAGGTAAGACTTATTGAGGACTATGAAAATTATAATGAGAATATCACTAAGAAATATCGACAAGCAGGGGTTACTACGGTTACCGCAGGGTGGATATCTAAAAAATTACAATTAGCAGATGAAAGTGAACCAGAAAAAGTATTGATTTGTGCTAATAAAAGGGATACCGCAATTGAAATGGCAAATAAAATTAGGGGATTTCTTACCCAATGGCCAGATTGGCTTAATGTTGGGTTCTCACCAGATAAAAATTCTGAAAGTAGATATAAATTAAACAATGGAAGTGAGGTAAAATCGGTTGCAACATCAAAAGATGCTCTTCGTGGTTATACACCAACAATTCTTATATTTGATGAGGCCGCATATATTGAAGCGGGAGAAGATTTTTGGGCTGCAAGTATGGCTTCATTATCAACAGGTGGTAAAATTATTCTAATTTCCACTCCAAATGGTTTTGACCCAATATATCACGCAATTTATAGTCAGGCTGTTGATGGTTTTAATGATTTTAAAATAACTGAGTTGTATTGGTATCACGACCCAAGATATACAAAAGATTTAGTGTGGATTAAAGTTGATGATGTCGTTCATTATATGTTAAATAGGGGCGATTATAAGGACGAAGAAATAACAGTAAAGGATGTAAAGAAAGAAGATTATCCAAAAATGATTGAAGATGGTTATAAACCATTTTCTAGTTGGTTTGAGAAAATGGCTAAAAAATTCAAGTATGATAAGCGTAAAATTGCTCAAGAACTTGAATGTGACTTCCTTGGTTCAGGTGATAATGTAATTCCAAGTAAAACACTTGATAAAATATCTAAAACCACGGTAAAACCACCAATTGAGAAGTATATGAGCGGATTAATGTGGCAATGGGTGGAACCGGTTGAGGGTCATCGTTACATTATGGGGGTTGATGTGAGTAGAGGGGATAGTGAAGACTTTTCTTCAATTAATATTATAGATTTTGATACCCAAGAACAGGTTTTAGAATATGTAGGAAAAATGCCTCCTGATGATTTGGCGGCGGTCGCATATAAATGGGGAATATACTATAAAGCCTTTATTATTGTTGATATTACGGGTGGAATGGGCGTTGCAACATCGAGAAAATTACAGGAATTAGGTTATAATGATTTATTTATTGATGGTATCAATGTAAAAGATATATGGAAATATGACAAAAAACTAAATGATAAAATTCCTGGGGTTAGTTTTAACAATAAAAGAACACAAATAGTTGCCGCGTTAGAAGAACAAATAAGACATGGATTTATTATTCGTTCATCTCGTCTTATAAACGAATTAGGTACTTTTGTTTATATTAATGGTAGACCTGACCATATGAAAGGTAAACATGATGATTCTATTATGGCTATCGCGATGGCAATGTATGCTGGTGAAATTTCCTTTGCACAATTGAAAAGGAACGATGCTAAAAATAAAGCAATGTTAGATTCTTGGGCATTAACGGAAAGGTCATACGAAACGGAAAAAACATTTTATAGTTATGGTGCTGCTCTTGATGCTATTGGAGCTATGTCATCACAACCACACGAGCAAATATTTCACGAACAAAATCCATCGAATGTTGGTAGGGAATCGTATAGGGAATATGCGTGGTTATTTGGTAAACCTAAAGATTTAAATCTTAACCATTGATTTTTATGATAAAAATATTTAAATTGTATTAACTAATTAACTTGTATTTATAGATATGGCAGATAATAACTTAACAGTATATCAAAGATTGACCAGAACCTTTGGTTTTATGGGGCAATCAGCGGAGTACCCACCATCGTTTAATTTTTCAAAAGATGAATTATTAAAAACGGATAGTAGAGAAGAATATGAACAGGCTTTATTAAAAGCTCAGCAATCACAATTCATTGCTGATAGGTGGAAAAGAATTGACCAATCATTATATAACCAATCGGTATATTATGAACCAAATAGGTTGTCAGCATACTATGATTTTGAGAGTATGGAATTTACCCCGGAAATATCCGCGGCATTAGACATTTATTCTGAAGAATCAACAACAATGTCAGAAAAGGGTGAAATATTAACAATACATTCAGAATCTAAAAGAATCCAAGCAATTCTTGTTGATTTATTTAAAAATGTTTTAGACATCGATACTAACTTACAAATGTGGTGTAGAGGAATGTGTAAATATGGTGACGATTTTGTTTATTTAAAAGTTGATCCAGATAAAGGTATTGTTGGATGTCAACAATTACCTAATATAGAAATAGAAAGAATTGAAGGTGCTACGTCAAATAGTATTAGTTTAAATATTATTAATACTGATGATAAACCAAGTAGGGAATTAAGATTCGCGTGGAAAAACAAAGACTTGGAATTCCAATCATGGGAAATCGGTCACTTTAGACTTTTAGGTGATGATAGAAAATTACCTTATGGTACATCAATGTTAGATAAGATTAGAAGAATATGGAAACAACTTCTATTATCTGAAGATGCGATGTTAATATATAGGATATCAAGAGCACCTGAAAGAAGGGTATTTAAAGTATTTGTTGGTAATATGGAAGATAAGGATATTGAACCTTATGTACAAAGAGTTGCTAATAAATTTAAACGTGACCAAGTAGTTGACCAACGAAACGGTAATGTTGATATGAGATATAATCAAATGGCGGTTGACCAAGATTATTTCATTCCTGTACGTGATACATCACAATCAAGCCCTATTGAAACATTGCCAGGAGCACAAAACTTAGGTGAAATTGCAGATATTGAGTATATCCAAAAGAAACTTATGGCGGCACTTCGTATCCCTAAAGCATTTTTAGGATTTGAAGAAGTTGTTGGTAATGGAAAAGACTTAGCGTTAATGGACATTCGTTTTGCAAGAACGATTAACAGGATCCAAAAATCATTAATCCGTGAGTTAAATAAAATTGCTTTAATACACCTTTATTTATTAGGATTAGAAGATGAGTTAAATAATTTCTCATTAGCATTAACAAATCCATCAGCTCAATCTGATTTATTAAAAATTGAACAATGGAAAGAAAAGATATTATTATATAAAGACGCTACATCTGACCAATCACAAATTGATATCTTACCTGTTTCACATACATTCGCTAAGAAAAATATTCTTGGTATGAGTAATAATGAAGTTATCCTTGACCTACAACAACAAAGACTTGAAAGAGCAATTGGAGCGGAATTAATGCAATCACCAATGATTATTAAACGAACAGGTATATTTGATGAAGTAGATAAAAAATATGGTATTCCTGAAGATGAACGAGAAAAGGTTGAAAATGCTCCTCCAGGAACTGAAGGTGGCTTAGGTGCTGACTTTGGTGGCGGCGGAGGTTTTGGAGGTGATGTGGGTGGTGACTTTGGAGGTGATATGGGTGGTGAAATACCTGAAGCCCCTGTTGGTGGTGAAGCACCTTTAAGTGAGGAATACAAGACAGAAACAAAAAAGAATAAAATTTTGTCGATGCTAGGTGAAGAAACTACTAATTTTAATGAATTATTTGATTTCGATAAAGCAAAACAAAATATTTATGAAATAGAAACTAAACTAAACGATTTAACAAAAGAAGATGAATTATGAAAAAAATAGGTAATTTAAAAAATCAGGTATTAAGTAAACTAACTGAATCCTATTCAAGAGGTAATAAAAAAGAAATTAAACAAATGATTTCACTATTAAAAGAAAATAAAGATTTTCGTGAATTATATTTGTTTTATGATGAATTCGAAAATAAAAATTTTGATAGTAAGGAAAGTGCGACATTATATCTTGAGTCAGTTATTCCATTTTTACAAGAAAACTACAATAATCTTTTAAAATCAAAAGATTTTTTCACAAAATTAAATAATTTAGTTGAAGGTATTGATGTTGAATGTGATTCTTTATATGATGACTTGGATGTTCTATTAGAAAAGAAAAAGATTAGTAATATTGATAGGAAGATATCCGCTAAAAATACACTAGTTGAACACTTGACCACTAAAAAAGGTGAAGTAGTCTTAAAAGACATCCCAGTAGTGTCAAATGAAGGTTTATTCTACTCTATTCTATCTAATAACTTTAATAACTTATATGATAATGAATTAAATGAAGAACAAAAAACTGAATTAAAAAAATTCATTTCAATATCAGATGAAGATTTAATAACGAATATTGAAGAATTAAAAGAAAATGTAATCGACAAGATTTCAGACTTATTAGTTGAAAGTACTGGTGATGTGTCTACTAAGTTAGAAGAAACTAAAAAAGAGGTGGAGAAGATGAAACCAACAAAATATAACCTATATAAACTACAACAATTAGAAAATGGTCTTTAAGACCATTTTTTTTTGCCCATACAAAATTTTTTTGTTATTTCCAAATTTTTTTCTTATATTTTACATATAACCAATAAAAGATTGTAAATATGAGTAAATTAAATGAAAACTGGAAAATTTATACCGATGGGATACCATCAAAACGTAAAGATAGGATATGGAACAATAGACCATAAAAATTTAAAAACAATATATATTACATTAAATTCTTGGATTATTCCAGAATCAGATGAAAATTATGATTCCGTTATATCAAAAACAAGAAATGAAATAAGAAATTATATCTATAACTTAAATGCTGATAAATTCAAAAAAGAAAGTATAGTAGATTTAGATGTACGAACAAAAGGTGTTAAATTAGAAAAAAAATCCTTTATGAATCTTGAAATCACCCTCTTTGCTAAGGAACAGTTTGATTTAAAATCAAATGATGTGAAATCGTATATCCAAGACTTGTGTGAAAACATTATTAACAATAACCTTATTAATAAAAACCTTTTTAATTTTCATCGCAATAAAAAATAATTACTAATATCAATGTATTTATAGTTAAACTATAAATGAAGGTATTAGGACCAAATGAAGTTGGTAAGGGAATTCTCATTGAACATGATGGGTTTATTTCCCCTGATGATGCTAACAATAAGAAAATTATTTCCGAAGCAATGGCAAATTTGGACTTCAAAGAAGACCTTGTTCTTTTTGCTGTGCTACAAAAATATGGAGTACCAAATAAAAATGGTAGGATATATCCAAAAGATATTCTATATCGTGAAAACGAAAAATATCAAGAAATTATTAAAAAAGGTGGGGCTTTAAGTGAATTAAATCACCCATCATCTTCACTTATTGATTTAGATAGAGTTTCACATTCTATTCTTGAAACTTGGTGGGAAAATAACATCTTAATGGCTAAAATTAAAATATTCACATCACCGGGATGGAAGAAAATGGGTATTATTAGTTGTAAAGGTGACCAAGCGGCAAATTTATTAATGAATGGTGCATCTTTGGGAATATCTTCTCGTGGTGTTGGGTCATTAAAGAATGTAAGTGGACAGAATATTGTACAAGATGACTTTGAAATTGTTTGTTTTGACCTTGTATCATCCCCATCAACACCCGGAGCATACATTTTTGCCGATTTAGCTGATAGGGACCAATATCAGGAAGAAGAAATGAAACAAGAACCAATTGAAAACGATAGAATGAAATCATTAATGAATAGTTTAAATGGATTTTTAGGTAAATAACCATTTTTATTGGACTATTTATACTAATAATAAGACTTTTTATAAAAACATAATATTTATACTTAAAACAATAACACTTATGACTCAAAAGAAATCAATAGTAGAACAAGCATTGCTTCAAATTGAAAATATTGAAGATGCAGTAAAGCAAAACGCAAAAGGTATACTTGCTTCCACAATGAAACAAGAGCTAAATGATTTGCTTAAAGAACAAGAGGATGATGACTTCATTCCTGACGAAGAAGAAAATGGTGTACCAGAAGACGGTGACGAAACAACTTCGATAACAGACGAATTACCAGATGAAGATGAAACATCAACAGAAGATTCAGACGAAGAACCATCATTAGATGGTGAATTTGGCGATGAACTTGGTGATGAAGCAGATTTAGATGGTGATGACCTTGGTGATGACCTTGAAGACGATGACGAAGTACTTGATATGACAGGTGCATCATCTGATGAAGTCGCTAAAATCTTTAAAGCAATGAGTCCAGAAGATGGTATTATTGTTAAAAAAGACGATGACAAAATTGAACTTAATGTTGAAGAACCAGGCGAATATATCATTAAACTAAATGAACAAGAAGATTATTTTGATGATGATGATATTTCTGAAGAAAACATCTACGAAATCGAATTAGATGAGGACGATGAAGGATTCGAAGGTGAATTAGACGAAGACAAGAATGATCCATTCACAAAAGGTGAAGGTGAAGCTGTTAAAAGCCCAAAATTACCATTAACAAAACCGGAAAACAAACAAAGCGGTGGTGGACCAGAAGATGATCCATTCACAAATGCTGAAGGTGAAAATTTAAAGAAAAACCGTAAAGAAAAAGGTTTATCTACAAGTAACCCAATGGGTAAAAGTAGTGAACCAAAAGGTGGTAAAACTAGTACACCTTTTGAAACTGATAAAGGTGATAATTTAAAAATGACCAGAACAGATAAAGGTTTAACAGGTAAAAAAGGTGAACAGACGGAAGCCGCAAGGAATAAGTCAACTAGACAAGGTAATAAGAACGAAGCACAAAAAAGATCTGGACTTGGAACAAAAGATGACCATAGTAGTGGTTCTAAAAAGTTTAAAGCAGGTTCAACTTCGTTTATGAATGAAGAGGTCACTAAATTGAAGAAGCAAAATGCCGAATATAGAAAAGCATTAGTTCTATTCAAAGACAAATTAAATGAGGTTGCTGTGTTCAACGCAAACTTAGCTTACGCTACAAGATTGTTTACTGAACATACAACAACCAAAAAAGAGAAAATGAGTATTTTGAAACGATTTGACTCAATTTCTACCATAACAGAATCGAAAGGTCTTTATGGACAAATTAAAGAAGAATTAAGCAATACAAAACCGATTACGGAAGCTGTTGCTGATAAAATCGCTTCACCTACTAAAACATCTTCTTCTGGAGAAATGTTATCTGAATCTAAAGTTTATGAGAATGAGCAATTCAGCAGAATGAAGACTTTAATGGGACTTAATAAATAATAATAAAACTTAAAAACAAAACAAATTTTAAAATGGGAGCATTATTAGAATCAGGGATGGTTGGAAACATTGGCTTAAAGCACTTACGTGTTATTAAAGAGGATACCATCCAAAAATGGAATGACCTAGGCTTTTTAGAAGGTCTTGATGGTCATATGAAAGATAATATCGCTCAATTATATGAAAACCAAGCTTCTTATTTAATTAATGAAGCATCTGTATCTGACTCGTCAGGTTCATTTGAAACCGTGGTTTTCCCTATAATTCGTAGGGTATTCTCAAAACTTTTAGCTAACGATATCGTATCGGTTCAAGCTATGAATTTACCAATTGGTAAATTATTCTATTTCATTCCTAAAATACAGGATAGAAATCCAGTCGACAACACTCATTATCAACCATACAAAACTCCGGGTAATACGGATGAAGCAGAAGTTGGTTATGACGGCCTAAACTTATATGACCGTTTCTATGAAATGGGAACTGACAATGATGGTAACTCACCAGATACAGGACTTTTTGATTATTCAAAAGGATCATACACTGGCGTTACTTTAAGTGGTCACAGTATCGTTACTTTTAGTAGTGGTACAATCACAAACGCATCTACCGCTACTGGCGAAGCTGCAAGTATTATCATTGCATTTAGTGGTTTCACTAAAGATGGTCAAGGAAAACTTATTGGACCTAATGGTTCAGTAATGGATACTGAAGAATTCTTAGCATCAGCCGAAATTTATTATGGTGGTAGTTCAAGAAACTTTAATATCGTAACACAAAAATTCGGTAAAGGTATTATCGAATATGGTGGTAAAACATCAACCGCATATCCTGGTGGAAAATATCCTGACATTTGTGACGAGGAAGGTACTATCTATATTAATGTAGATGTTACTTCTTACACACCAACATCAGGTTTTGCTAACGCAACTTTTTCAACAACACCAGCAACTGACTTTACATTAACTTTCAGAATTTACAAAGACATCGAATTTGAAGATCACATGGGTGAAGTATCATTCGACCTTCAATCCGTTACTGTTTCTGTAACTGAAAGAAAATTAAGAGCTAGCTGGTCACCTGAATTAGCACAAGACGTTAGTGCGTTCCATAACATCGATGCTGAGGCCGAATTAACAGCGTTATTATCTGAGCAAATTGCTGCTGAGGTAGACCGTGAAATTCTTCGTGACCTTCGTAAAGATGCAGCTTGGAGTGCAAAATGGGATTATAACGAATGGAGATATGGTAACAATGGTTCAGCTTTTGCTGGTTACACACAAAAAGACTGGAACCAAACATTGGTTACAAAAATTAACCAGTTATCAGCTCAAATTCATAAAACAACTTTAAGAGGTGGAGCTAACTGGATTGTAGTTTCTTCTGAGGTTTCAGCTGTATTCGATGACTTGGAATATTTCCACGTTTCAAACGCGGCACCTGAGCAAGATCAGTACAATATGGGTATTGAAAGAGTTGGAACATTATCTGGTCGTTATCAGGTATATCGTGACCCTTATTTCCCACCAACGAAAGTTTTAGTTGGACATAAAGGTAAATCACTATTGGATGCTGGTTATATCTACGCACCATACGTACCATTACAATTAACACCAACTATGTACAACCCATTCAACATGACACCGATTAAAGGTATCATGACGCGTTACGCGAAAAAGATGGTGAACAACCGGTACTTCGGAATTATCACAATTAGAGGTATTCAAATCTTCAATCTTGATACATTAAGATAAGATTGTTTATCTTGTATTATATAAAAGGGGTGATTTTCACCCCTTTTTTTTGTGCTTTCATTTTTTTTTCGTATATTAGACATAATAAACATTTTAAAATAAAAAATTATGGGAGAAAAAAGCGTATCAGTACAATTAATTAACCAAACAGACCCTATTGTATATTATGATGTTATTAATGTATATTGTGATATAGGTATGGTTTATATTCGTGTACTAAGTGGGGTAACATTTGCTCATTCATTAATAAATGTATATAAAATAATTGACACACATAAATAATAATATTATGGAACGAAAAAAAATTTATGAAATTATTGATGGTGAAAGAGAATATCAGAACACCATTAGAAAAGAAAATGAAGGTGAAACTCAAAATGATGATGAAAAAACAGTAGCGGATTTCCTGCTTTATATGGATAATCAATTAACTGCGGCTAAATATGCTCATTATAAATTACAGGATCCTCGCGAATATATCAGAAAAGTAATTGCTTTAGGTGTTGCTTGTGGTGAAGCATTTGGGTTACCAGAAAGGAGAAAATAACATGAGTTTAATAGGAAAAAAAATTAAGTATGTACATACTGAAATGAAAGAAGGTGTTTGGATTGAACATTTTCATATGGGAAAAGTTTTAGACAAATTAAATAATGGTAATTCTACATCATATCTTATTGAAATGGATAATGGTGAAATTGACATAACAATACCTCATAATATAAAAAAAATAATGACAGGACAATTAGAACATTTAAAAAAGTAAAATGGAAGAAAAAGTATTAGATACATTTATTAAAACAACTTTTAAAGGTGGTAGAACATACGTGGAAATATATCACCCAACAGACCAAGAACCTATCCCTATCACTATACAAACCTATATACTTACATCAGCAGTATCATTATTAATTAAAACAACCGAATATTATGACATGGAAGTTAAGGATTATGAATTAATGAAGGCTGTAGTTAAACATTTGGAAAGTGAATTTGGTTCATTAGATGCTTTTTCTGATCTTGCTCTTAATACAACTAAAATTAAGGAAGGATAATATGAAAAGATATAAAACAAAATATACTAAAGGTGAAAAGGTAGTTTGTAAAAAAGATTATGTTATCAATGAAACCGATGATGCGTATTATTTAATATTAGAAAAGGGGAAAAAATACGAAATAGATAATGTTGTTTTAACCACTTCATCACACGAAACGGGATTACTATATAATGTGTATTACCGAATAAAAGATATTCATTTTAAGACTAAAGAGGTATTTAATGATGAATGTGAAAATCATGGTATTCATGGAACAAGCGGGTCGCCTGGAACTGGTAATAACTATTTTGATGAATATTTCGTAAAAGATATAAAAGATATTCCCATGGAATGGGATAATTATTTTATAAATCTTACCGAACAGATAAAGTTAAAATCTAAGGACAAATCTACACAAATAGGTGCTATAATAGTTAATGATGACCACCAAGTGTTATCTACGGGTTATAATTCTTTCCCTCGCGGGTTAAATGATGATTTAGATGAACGACAAGAAAGACCTGAGAAATATTTTTGGTTTGAGCACGCTGAGCGTAACGCTATTTATTCAGCCGCGATGAATGGTATACCATTAAAAGGTTCGACTATGTATTTAAGTTGCAGTACTCCGTGTATGGATTGTGCAAGGGCAATTGTGAATGTAGGGATAAAAAGAGTATATTGTAAATCCGAAGATATGACAAAAAATAAAGAAAAGTGGGATGAACACGCAAAAAGAACTAAAATGTTGTTTGATGAATGTGGTGTTGATTTAATTCTTTATTAATTAATGGTGTCTTTTTTAATAGATTTAAGTTGTTTTTTTAGTTCTTCATTATTAGCTCTTTGTTCTAATTGTCTACTTTGACTTTCTTTTTTAAAAGTATTAGTATCTTGAACATTTTGTACAATTTTGATATTTTTATCTATTGGTTGTGCACTACTACCACTTATTACATATAACCCAATTATTATACATAAGAATACTATCCATTTTATTAAATTACTAATTATTTTATTCATGTCCCATGTTTCTATGTATATTTTTATCTTTCATGTGATATGTCACTTCATCAAGGATTTGAGTTGAAATATCTTGAAATTCTGTAAGTTCTCCTAATTCATCATTGATGTTATTTAACGAATTATTCGTATTTGTTATAAGATTTCTTAGTTCGTTTTCGTGGTTATTCTTTGTAATTTCTCTATCTATATACCAAAGAGCAATTCCAGCAACAATCGTTACTATATAAATAATATCTTTCCATCCAAATTTAATTTTTTCAAATGCCATAATTTATATTTTTGTATTAGTTTAGTAAAAATTCAAAAAAATGATTACTTTTTAATACATAAATATCTTCAGTTCCCCATTTAACATATAAATTAAGAATTAAATTTGTGTCATTTAATGTGTAATAAACCTTTACCTTATCACCATACCCATATGACCCTAAATAAATTTCTTTGGGGTTTTCTGTTAAATGATGAAAACTATCGTCTATCGGGTTTACTATATGTTCGTCTGTAAGTTTGTTAATATGTACGTTATAGCTCATACTCGCAGCGGAACTATCAATCTCGACTTGATTACCTAATGTGTCGGTTAATTCATATGTGATATATAAATCCCTAAATTCCGTAGGTTCTTTTTGACAAGAAAATAAGGAAAATATAACAGTTAAAAATAATATTATTTTTTTCATAATTACCTTTCTGAAACGATTTCAAATTTCATCGATTCTTTATAGAATATTTCTTCAGTATGTGTTTTAGCTTTTATTTCTATATAGTATTCTCGAGGTATTAAATAATTTGTGTCTAATAGAAATGAATTTTCGTTAGTCTTGTCTAATTTTGTCCAATCAAAAACATTAACTTGTGTTTTTCCTTCTCTTACATATACTCGATAATAAACCTCATCAAATAAAATTGCTCCAAGTCCATTTATCGATCTAAAATTAACAATAATTTTTCTAACACTACCTCTTTTTATTTGCTCATTCATACGAACACCAAAAAATTGTATTGAATATCTATCTAATTCTGTTGGGTTATCTCCTATTGTGATTCCTTTTGTATAATCTGCGGGAACAAATTTTTGAGTAACATCATCTATTACAACCCCATCAATCATTAAATCTTTCCACTTATCGTAGAAAAATCTTTCGTTATAACAAATTTCGCCACTAATTCCAAAATCTACTTTATAGATTCCTTTTCTAACTTTTGTTGTTGTTAATCCCGTTAATCCAGTAATTTCTGTATTAGAACTATCTAAAATGTCAACTGTTGGTAAATTATCTAAGTCATAAAAATTAGTTCCTTTTGTTACATACAAATATAATGTGTTGGTTTGTTCGGCATAAAATGTTTGTCTATCATCTTCGATAATATCATCAAATGTTGTTTCAAGAAATGGTTCATAAAATGTTTGTGTATACTTTGTAAAAAAAGCTACGGACTGATCAACAACACTATCAATATCTATATATCCGGGTTCAAACGCTAATCCTAATCCATAGTTTGTTGTTTCACCCGTAATAATAGAATTAATATATTCTGTTAACCCTGTTGTTGATACGCTTATGTTTTCATCGCCATTATCAAAATGTATAGTTGCAAGTGTTGTGTCGGGTGTTATAACATATGTGCCAGGTTGTGACCACTCATCTAATGTTGTTCTATAAACCCAGTTCGAAGGTCTTTCATCATATGTTTTATTACCTAGTGTTGCGTCATATGTGTATTCATAGTCAAATCCAACACCTTCATCCCAATACTCATCAATTTTAAATAATATTAAATCAAATGATGTTGCTCTATCACGACCTTTTCCATTATTTGCACCTAAAAATATTTCATCACCAAAAATGGTGTTTGTGATATGTAATGTATGTTCCGTGTTTTCATCAAGAACATAATCCCCGTTATCTATTTTAGATTTAAGATCATCCAAGTCTACATGGAATATATATCTAGATTTACCTGACCCATAATATATTTCCGTATTTGGGTTTTTTGCGGTGTTAGTTAATAACCCCTCATCACCAGTTGATAGGATAGTATTATTTTTACTGAAGTATGATCGATAGTATGACATTTCTTTTTATTTATAAATATTAGTTAGTTCGAATTTGTTGATTAATTAATGATGTTTCCATTGTATTAATCACATTTTCAAGTTCTGCGACTACCTCAGGTTTATGAAGGGGCATATCATTTAAATTATGTTTATGTTCTGTTAAAAATTTATACATTAAATTTATTAATTTTATTAGGGCCTCACCCCTTACAAGTGCGTAAGTGTGTGGTTCGATAAGTGATAAAAAATCCTCTCTTGTATATTCATATTTATCCAATTTCGTGAAATCTATATTTGCCTTATCTCCTTTATTTGTGTCGGTAGAAATTAAATATATTTTATCTGCGGTTGTACTTGCGAATGTTTGTTCTTCATTTTGATTTACAACCTTTAATTTCGTCACACTTATTGGTTTTAATTTTATAGGTGGTTCTTTACTATTCATTTCAAAATATATCCCCTTACGTGGACCTGCTTTATGTAATTTAACTTCGTTAAAATAGTTTGCTTTAGTATTTTTTTCAGTATCATTTGTGGGTTTTAATAGTCTAAACTCACTTGTAGGTCTAAAATATAGTGGATGTATATTTTCTTTTGTATATTTTGGGTTAATTTTATATAAGGTATCCTTTTGGATTGTAGTTAAAAATCCTCTTGTTTCGGAATATAAAGCGTTTATTGTTGCTCCTGTTATAGTTATAGTAGGTGTTGTTGTTGTGTTATCGATATTTATTAGTTTAACTTCTGATTCATATATTGGTGTTGTTTCATCAAAAGTATCGGTATCGAATTTTTGTCCGTATGATGATATTACTTTATACACATAGAATATTACCATTGTAGGGTTTGATAAACTATCTAATTCATATTCTATAATGTAGTTGATTTTACCAACAGTAGTTACTTCGGTTTCACTTGTTTCAATAACCGCTTCTAGTTTTTTAGGGTATTTTTTTAAATTAATTTTTGCTACTTTATCTGAAAGTAATGGTATTTCTTGTAACTTTTGTCTTGTTTTAATTACTTGATTATCTTTACTTATAAGTTTACCACCCCTAATCATTACCCCATTTTCGGTAAAAATCACATCCGCCCCATAATTTCCTGATATTCCATTATCTGTTAATTTTGGTAATGAACCATTGGACCTTTTATCGATATAATTACCGGTTACGCTATCTCGAACTGCGGGTAATTTTTTAGTTATAACACCACCATATGTAGTATTTTTATGTTGTGTGGTAAATGTTTCACTTCCAAAGTCGTGTGGTGTGGTAAATGGACCGACAATATATTCCACATTTTGTGTATCTTTATCGGTATCGTATTTAATTATCTTTACCGCTTGTCTTGATTGTGGAATAATGTTTATATGTGATGGTAAAAATGGTGTCGCTATAAATTGGTCATTCTCGTCCCAATCCTGATATTCTAACGATTTTTCTAAGGCACTATTAAACACACCAAATGGTCTATAACGAATTCTTCCGATACCTTGTGGGTCGTTATTATTTAAACATATACCAACATCAATTATTCTCATTATTTTACCCTATTTCCGATTTCTTTATTAATTATGTTATAATATTCTTCTATCACTTCTATATGTCTTGTTAAATTAACAACAAGGTCTTTTGTGTGGTTGAATTCATCTAAAAGTGTTTTTTGTGCTTCAAGTAAATCTTTATTTGATTTGTTTTTCACATCTTTTGCAATTTCTATAATTTTATCTTTGTCCATATTAAAATAATTTTCCTACGCCAGATACTAATGGGGTAATTACTGCCCCACCTGGTCCTGATGGTATAATTGTTTGTTTTAACGCAATTTTCACATATGAATTATCGTCAATTTCTTCCGAATTACCATCAATAACACTCTTAACAAGTGAATGTGTTTTATTTTCAACACCATATATTGGCTCCATATCAACCCCAGCAGCGGATAATTTTTCTACAACATTCATATATGCTCTATCTGTGCTATATCCAGCTAATTGGTCAGAAAACGATAGTAATACCGAAGGTATCGGTAAATTCGTTTTTGATGACAACGCACCCTCAATAACCGATAAAATCGCTTCAAAAATTTCCTCACAACTCTGTAAATCAGTATTTAATACTTGTTCTAATAATGATATTAATGCTGATAGTATTGATTTATATCTTTTTAATTTATTCGTTAATATTGTAATTGCTGTATCTTGTAAGAATTTAAGTAAATCTCGTTTTATAAAGTCCCATATACCCTGTAAGAATTTCCAAAATATATTTTTTATTACTTCAAAAAACAGATTTTTAAGTTGTTTTAATATTTCATCCGCAGATAATTCCAATCCCTTTAGTGATTTATATGATACAACTATCGGAAACATTAATTTCGGGGATATGACACCAGCAACTAATGCCTTAGCGGTATTTAAGATATATTTAAAATTTAATGATATTTCCAAATCGTTAACTGAAAATTTATCATCAGAATCATCCGCGGCTTCTGTTGCGATTGAATTAAGTGTTGACGATACCATATCTTCACTATTAGTCACAGCTTCTTTATTTATGAAATAAACAAAATCTTCAATATGTGATTTATCAATAGGTGTTTCGAAATTATCACAACTTTCAAATTTTAACACACCCCTTCTTCTAGCATCTTCATCATCTATATCTATACCTTCTACATCATCAAAATTAAAATACCAATCAAGGTCTATTTCTTCTTCACCAATTAAGTTAACATCATTTTGGTTTAAATTTTCATCCGTTTGTTTTTGACCGCAAATTGAAAATACCTTATCTAATAGTCGATTTAACCAATCCATTCGTATAATGTAAGTTTCGGATTCTGTTCCATCACCTTGTATTGTCATAGACATTGCTTGTTTTAATGTAGTATCAATATCTACTTGTTCAATTGTACTATAATATTCCCTAATAAAATTCGCTACGGTTACCCCAGTTGTTTGAGTTAACCCAGTAATATAATATTTTTGAAGAGTATCATCCCAAGATAGATTAAAAAGTTCATCACCATCATTTTTAGTAAAAGAATATGTTCCATTATCAAAAGTATTATAAAATTCTTTATTCATTTTAATAAATCCAGTATCAACATCTGTTTCATACATAATTGAACCCATTGTTGTATCAGGAGCGATTTTTAACATATCAAAGAAATCAAATTCTTTTGGTGATATTTCTATTAAATCTTCTGGCATTTCATTATTTACCCCACAAACATTATCCCCCGCAAATAATTTATTTTGTACAGCATCCATCAGAATTTGTTTTGCTGATTTTAGTGTATCACTTGCCGAATCTTTAGCATATCGTACAAGTTTTTTTTGCACAAGTGGGCTATCATTACTATTTTCATCAGTTCCTAAGAACCCTTCAACAGTATCTAAAAGACTTGATAGGACATTGGTTACTTCAGTTTTTTTCGCTTTTATCTTATCTTTATAATCATCAACCTTTCTCGCAATAGCACCATTTTCTAATGATGTTTTTGTTTTAAAAATATCAAAAGTATCGCCAATAGTTTGAGTTGGACTATCATTTATCTTTTTGATAGCCTCTATTTTTGATTTTACCTTACTTTGCGTTTGTTTGGCTTTTGATTTTCCCATTACTCTACTGAATATGTTCCTTTATCTGGTGTAGTTTTATTTGTTTCACCTACAAGTTTCGCTAATATTTCCTTATCCTCATCTGTTAATGTGATTTTTTGGAAACCTTCTTTTCCACCTCCGGTAGATTGTTTTAATAACACACTTTGTAATTTAACAAGTGATATTTTTTTTTCAGTACAATCGTTTAAGATTTTTTGTTGGTCTTTAATAACAGGACCGATGACACTCATGTCTTCTGATTCCTTCATAAATGATAACATTTTTCTTGTTATGGTAGACGCTATGTTCTTTTGTTCAACAATGTCGTTATATATTTCTTGCATTACCGCTAATGCTGAGTCGACATCTAATGATATTATGTTTTTTCTTTTTCCCATAACTATAAATACTAAATTATGTATTTAAGGTATCAAAAAGGGTGTCGGTATAGATTTTAAGGTATTTTTTCATTGCAGATCTAATTTCTTTGGTACTTAATGATGTCATTTCTCTTAATGATAATAAAATTAAATTTTTATTAAACTTGTTTCCTTGTCCAATTTGGAATATGTCTTCGAAATTATCAAAAATTTCTAATAAAGCATACCCTAATTTTATTTCATTATCATTTAACTCGTTAGTTAACATAAAATCTTCCAATTTAATGGAAATTTTAGCAATTACAATTTTATAATCGACTGCTGGGTCGTCCATAAAATATGTTAATTCTGGGTCATTTTCTAATTGGGACGATATGTCTTCGTATGATACAGACCTGTTTGTTTCTTTTTGGTCTTTCTGTATTGAGCCCATTAAATAATTTTTGCATATCGTCCCAAAATATGAATATGCTTTAGTGTTCTTAGACGGATCAAATTTTGATGTCTTTGTTAGTAAAAAAGACATCGTATCTGCGTGTTGATCATCAAATGTAAATCCTTTTCGGTAAAGTTTATAACGGCGAATTATCGATTCTACCATTATAATCAGGGGCTCTTTTAAATATTCTTCGAATATCTTGTTTCTTTCTGTTTCGGATTCGGATTCTAAGAATCGTATTACCGCTTGTTCTTGAGCTTCCCCAAAATATAGTTTTTGGGTTCTCTTTCTCGGCATTTATTCCTTTACATACGTAATATCACGTTTATTTTTAAAAAAATGTTCTGTTTTTGCTGTTTCTAACCAAAATTTAACATCATCTTCAGTTAAACTGGTTTTTTCACCGTTTTTATATAACCAAAATAGTGAATTTTCCCTAAAATTAACATGTTCATACCCAATTTTTGGTACAATCATTATTTTAGTCCCGAAATGGGTTAATCGTAATAGAAATTCATAAGTAAATGTTAATTCTATGTTATCTTTTAGTTTTCCAACCTCAATAACTTTAGCTGTTTTATACAATCCTCCGCTAGTTTGGTAGTTTTGGTATTCTAATAACACTTCGTTGTCAATAAATCCCTGTTTTTCGGTAAATCCGTACGCCCAGGCGGATTCATTTGTAAAAGAAGTGAATACCCCTTGGTCGTTAATATCTCTCACCACAGGTAAGAAGACATCCACGTCTTTAAATTCGTTAATATACTCGTTCATAGATTTTAACCAAACTTTTTTGTATGTGTCGTCAATTTCCATTATTGAAAACCATTCTGTATCACAATTATCGATACCTAAGTTGATTTGTGTAACAAAATCGGTAGAACCTGTATTTTCTAAGATTTTCACTTCAAGTTTTTGTCCAAAATCATAATCGTCAAAACGAGTTTTAATTTCTGGAGGACAAATAATTGATAATTTAGTGTCATTGTGAAAATCTTCTATCGATGTTAACGCATTTGCTAACATTTTAGTTTCATCTTCGTCCAATTTATAAATTGGTAATAAAATAGTTATTTTTTTCATTATTTTTCTTTTGTTTTTGGTTTTTCTTCAATTTTAATATCTTCAACCTCATCTGATGCTTTTTTCGCTTCATTAAGTTCTATTAAATTTTTTATTGCTTCAATTCTACCATTAAAAAGTGAATTAAATATTGCTAATGTGTTTTGTGTATGCAATTCTTTTGTATAAGGTAATACTGTTTCTCTCATTTTTTCTTTTACTTCATCAACTACCTCAACCCCTTCTAACCATGAAAAAACAAATGTAGCTAACATTTCCACTAATTTATTAGTGTCATCTGTCCACATACCGTTCTTACCCATCCAATCAGGCATATTATTTGGTATTTTACCTATTACGGGTATTTCACATTTCATAGATTCTAATGGGAAAGTACCAAGAGTAGATTCATCATCAATCCATAATGATACCATACATTCTTTTAACGATTCCGCGAAGTCATCATAACTCATTTGAACCATATCTTTAAATGTAATCCATCTTAATTGTGGATATTTTAGATAAAATTCAGATATCACTTTTCTTTGTTGGTTTCTATCACGACAACTAATAGCAATTATCGGTTTTTGTGGGTTTTTAGTTGGGTGGAAGTTATCACTAATATATGGTGGGTTTAAATAAATAAGTGTTTCGGGAAAATATTCCTTAATATACTTTTTTGTTGGTTCTGTTGTTGTAATCGCTTTTTCGATTCCGAAATCCCTCCATTTACTTCCAATAGATAATGTTTCATAGATATATTCTTTTTGTTGTATTAACATCACCTTAATTCCTTTAACATTTGTTAGTTGTGGTAAAACATTTGAGTAATACTCAGGAATAACCACAATGTCATTTGCGAATATTTCAACTTTATCTTCTTTTACACAAAAAACAGGTATATCTTTATATACTTCACCTAACCAAGATTCGACACCTGTGTAAGTCTTTTTTTCTTCTACTAATATTTTAGATTTATAACCATTTTCGTGTAACGCTAATGCCATGTCATAAATGTTTTTTACGGCTGCCCTTGCATTATTTTTTGTGTCGTAGGTCAAAAAATAAATTGAGCTTTCTTTGTTTTCAATCTTTTCTTTTAAGATTTTTAATGTTTCAATGTTATCCATTTTTAATTTTAATATGTTTCTTCGTCAATTATTATTCCGTGTTTAAGTAATGTGTTAAATGCTATTCTAAATGATACGGATAAATCACCAGATGCTAATGCCCCTAATTTTTCATCAGGTTGTTCATATTCATTTAACACTCGTTCAATACAAACTTTTAACAATTCGTATTTAAATATATTTATTTCATAAGTTTCATGTCCATTATCATCTTCGACTGTATCCCCTGTTTTGCAGGATTCAACAATCTCGTCAAGATCGATAACATATTTTTTCCCGAGGACTTCAAGCATTTCTTGCATTTTGTTTCTATTTCTGATAGTTTATTTATTTCAATTTCACATGGTATATGCTCATTATAATTTGTATTAAATTTAATAACCTTTTTATTCTTTGGGCAGGATTCTATTATCTTATCGTTGTCTGTTATCCAAAGATCACAATTATCCCATTCTTTTTGAATTTCTTTTGATGTTATAAATTTTATATTATTCCCTAAAAAATTATTTTTTGATAGGAAAAAAAGACTTGCTGGTTTTGCTCGACCATTTTCGTCTAAACCAATGATAGTAAATGTTATATTTTTATTATCGTAAATTAATTTGTGTAAGTCGTTAAAAACAGACGAATAACTTCCATTTGCGTGACCGAAAATTTCTAAGGGAAATTCAATAAAAAGAAAATGTTCGTATTCTTCTGTTGACTGAAAAATAAAATGATTTAAGATGTTATCGCTTCTTACTGGACGATTTATTATCCCATATTCAAAATGATCATCTTCAAGGTCTTCTTCTGTTTCAGACTCAAGAAAATAGTCAATATAATGATATTCAAGTCGTTCTATTGTTTTTCGTAAGACTCCATTAATACTAATGTTTACATTCATAGTTAAAATATAATATTTTTAATATTATAAGTAAACTTTAATTGTATTTTTCTAGTATTTTTGAAATTATTGGGTTTCTAACAATGTCTTTATTATAAAACTCATAGATACCAACTTCTTTTATTTTTTGTAGTTTTTCTTTAGCATCAAATAATCCTGATTTGGTTTTATCTTTAAACTTATCTGATTGTTCTAAATCACCTGAAATAAAAAACTTTGAATTAAACCCTATACGTGTAAGTAAAAGTTTCATTTGAGATGGTGTCGCATTTTGTGCTTCTTCAAAGATTAAAATTGTGTTATCTACATTCCAACCTCTCATATACGCAAGTGCCGCTATTTCGATGAACCCTTCTTCTTTTAACGCTTCTCTTTTAGATTTCCCAATGATTTTATTAAGTAGATAATATGACGGGTAGATATACGGGTCAAGTTTTTCCTCCAAGTCACCGGGCAACGATCCTAAGTTTTCTCCTGCTTCAACTGCGGGTCTAACTATAATGATTTTTTCAAACCTATTATCTTCTTCAACTAATAAATCTACCGCTTTTTTCATTGCGATAAATGATTTACCAACACCAGCAGGTCCAAAACATAATGTTATTTGATTATCTTCTAAGACATCATAATATTCTTTTTGGGATTTAGTAAGAAATTTTGTTTTGGGTTTTTTAATGATTTCGTTTAATCGTTTTTTGGATGGTGATGTGTGTGTTACCTCTTTTTTTTGTTTTGTTCTTATCAATATTTGATATTTTATTTATAGTTTATGGCTTACTATAAATATCAAGTTAATTACCTGTGGACCCATGACCATCAGTATTTCTTACAGTTTTTGTTAATTCTTTTTTCTCAATTAAATTAATATTAGGATAAGGAAGTATAATTAGTTGAGCACCACGATCACCGATATCGTATTTATAAGAATCAAGACCAGTATTTTTATTAAAAGTAAGTTCTATTTCCCCTCTATATATACTATCAATAACACCAATACAATTTGCTAAAATTAAATCATAATTACGAACTGAACTTCTTGGAAAAACTAAACCAACATGTCCTTCAGGTATTTCAATCGCAATACCTGTACCATATATGACTTGAAAAGTAGTGTTAGATATAATCGATGTGATGGTTAAATCAAGTCCAGCATCGCCTTCTTTTGCGTAAGTTGGAGTAACTGCTTGGGGGGTAAGTTTTTTAAAATTAACATTTAAAACTGGTACTATTTTTACTTTTGCGGCCATTTCACCTTGAAGATCCGTGGTCATTTGTCCTAAAACAGAATCTAATTCACTAATAAAATTACCACTCATTTCACCCTCTGGGTTTTCTAAGTTAATTTTTGAATCTAATTCTTTTAATTTCTTTATATAATTTTCAACCTGTTGTTTTTTCATCTTCTCTTATCTTTTTTTCTTCTAGTAAAGCTATTTCTAATCCTGCTTTTATTATGTAATATAATGGTTTAGAACCCCTCATAAATTTTTCTGATGAATCTTTATCTAAATTCATTATTGTTTGATATTCTTCATCATTTAATTTTACTCCGTATCTTAGTGCATAATATACCGACCTTTCTGAAACCCCCATAATAACTATTTCATCATCACGATATTGATATATTTTACCTTTTTTTTCTGCCATCCATTTATCTTTGTTGAATTCAAATAAGAATGTTTTTCCTATTTGTGATAAAAAGGATGTACGAACAATTGATTTTTTATCAGGTCTAATATTTTCAGGGAACACTTCGCTAACATTAACGGCATATTTACATATTTTCATTAGAAAATCAAGTAACCCCCCCGGATAACACGCCGCCATATCTAATGATGGTGAAAATGGAGCAACAAAGAAATCTTCACCAAGAAATTCTAATAATTCATCGGTGAAGACTTCATATTCTTTATTAATTTTTAAAAAATATTCTTTGTTTGAATCAATCTTTTTTTCGGAAATCAATTTATTTAAATTTGTGTTTCTTTTTGTATTTCTTTAATGCTACTGTTACCCTTATTTTTAACTAAGAAGTCAAATATAGTTTCAGCTTCTTTTTTATTTTTAAAAAAACAATAACGATAGTCTGTATATGTTGAACCATCTGAATAATCCTTTTTAATTGCAACATAGTAGATTGGTTTAATCTTGAATAGTGACTCACCGTCTTGTGGTGGACCTGTTACACCAGAAGTACCATATTCATTTCTTGATTGTCGAATTGATACTTCTTTAACTAGCTGAACGGATTTACCTATAACCGTTGGTGTTTTTTTCTTATTCCACATTTTTATAGTATTTTGGTGTATTTGCGTTGTCAATAACACATTCAATATTTGCGTCTACAATGGATCTAACCTCAGCTGTCCTAGAATCTTCTGCGATATATTTGTTCGCTAGGATTGACGCTTCTTCAACAGATAGAGCCTCAAAGATATATTTTACTTTTTGGGTTTTGATTCGGAGTTCACCTCCTCTTGTTTCTTCTTCATTTTCGAAGGCAATTGTTACTGTATAATACATAATAATAATTTTAAGTTTAATTTATTTTATGCAAATATACGAAAAAAAAAGAAGAATACCAAATTTGTGGTTACTTATTTACGATTGATTTTAAAAATTCCGCTCTATCATTATTAACTTTACTTAACGAATACTTATCTTTTACTGTTTCATATAATTTATTCCCTAAGTCCTCAATCATATTTGGGTTATCAACCAATCTTTTCATATGTTGAAACCATTGTTTATGATTTTTATTTTGTGATACTAATAGGGCATTACCTTTATCATTTGATTTTCCACCAAATTCAATAGCGTTTACTAAATCTATTAGGTATGGGTTAGATTCACTTGCAATGATTGCTTTTTTATGGAATCCTGCTTCAATTACTTTAAGTTGGGATTTATTATTATTAAAAACATTATCGACTAGTGGTGCTAATGATATATCGAAATGATTATAATTTTCTGCGTATCTTGAAACTTCTTTGGTCCATCGTCTTCTATATGGTTTATCTAAATCAGGATAATCGACCTCTTTAAATTGTTTTAAAAAATTAATATAATCATTATCTAAAACTGAATAATTTTTGGTTGCCATTTGTTCATATTTGTACCAAACTGTTTCTATCGGTTTTATTGGTCTTGATTTTACCTCGCCAGTTTCTTTGTTTATTTCTTTTATATCACCTCTTATATCAAATCCACAAAGAACGAATTGAATCTTATCTTTCATATTATCGTGTAATTTACTCATACCGATTTCCATTAGTTGGATATCGTGTAAGTGTGATGACCCACCTAACCACCCAAATCGTATTTTATCTGATGGTGTTGGTTTTGGTATGTATTGTGCTTCCGTTTCATCAATTGCATTAGGGAAAACAACAACATTATCCGTTCCTATTTTTTTAATTATACTATCCCTAAAAACCGGTGTGGTTGTTGAAATATATGACGCGGTATTTAGTAATGATAGTTTTTTCTTATTAACTTCACTAGACATAATGTGAAGATACATTGGGTGTCGCATATCTGGTGTCCAATAATCATCAATATCGATAATAACGATTTTACCTTTTCTTTTTAACCAATCTATTCTTTGTCTGTTTCTTTCAAATGAAACAGTATTGTGAATAAAACTATGCATAACAATAATATCATAGTTATCGAACTCACTATCATTATCAGGAACACTCGGTTTTATATCTATATGAAAATCGTCAGGGTAACTTTCTTGTAAATGTGAGTATGGATTTATGATTCTAAATTTACCAACCCCAAAACCATCGGGAGGTATTGCTAATATTCTAATTTTTGACATATTATAGTATTTATGACAAAAATATAATTAAAAAAAATAGAAAAGGGAATTGTAAATTACTTACTTTTTTTTACACCTGTAATTTTACCACTAAAAATAGATTCACCAACCTTTAATACTAAATTTTCATTAATTGTTGATGTTTTTTGAGCATTTAAAATTAAATCCAATTTTTTATCGAAAATGTCGTTCATCGTTTTTAATACAATATTTTCAATTATCGGTGTTAGTTGGGATACTATATCATTACTATTTAATGATTGTGGTGGATTATTCGTTCTTGGTTGTGTGTTATTCGTTTTTTTTGTACTTACACCTTGTTGCTCCATTATTTTTTTTGTTCTTTCAACAAAATTCATATCTAATGAATCATTTAACGATAATTGTGTAGGGTTATTTATCATCGCTTGTTTTATATGTTCAGGTAAATTTGATTGATTAATTTTTTCTTCTTGCATTTTACTAATATTAACAGTCCCTACATCCTTTAGTGGTACTGTTTCATCATCTGTTCTTAATTGGTCAGCTATTGCATATGCTTCATCATCATTAACAATAGGGGCTTCGTTAATATTCCCTTTATGGTAATTACCATCATCTACTTTTTCCATTACTTTCTTAGCATTTGCTAGACGTAACATTAAATCGTCTTGAGATATTGGTCCGTTGTTTAGTTTCATTGTCATATGTTAAATATATTTTTTGTTTATGAAAAAATCAAGTCTTTAAATCTTTTTTGTATCTCAGCAACCATATTGTTTACTTCATTTGAAACAGTAATACCGTTCTGTGATAATAAATCATCGATTTCTTTTTTTCCATATGTTTTAAATCGATTTCTTGTTCCCTCCCCAGGTCTTACATTACCTGATACCATCGATTGATATCTTTTCCATTCACCTTCTTTGTCTTTATATAAATTATTCAATGTGTCTTGATATTCTTGATTAGTTACCGTTTTTTGACCATCAACATCTTGTACTTTTGCTTTTAATTTATTAAAAGCTATTATATCAAGTTTATGTGAAAATAAATCAGGACTTGTCGGTACTTCTGTCGGTGCTGTTGTCGGTTCTGTTGTCGGAACTTCTTTTGGTTCAGGAGCTGGCGGTGCTGGTTGATATGGTTTCTTTTGATTCTTTTTATATCCTTCAAACCAATATGGTGAATATATATCAACACGACTTAGGGATTTCATCGCATTTGGTGCTTTTCCTTGTTGATATCCCGGTAAATCTTCTAATTTAAATGAATCTTTATTAAAACTATCAGCATCTATACTTTGAATTCTATCAACTCTAAACATTTTCCACCCAGGTATTCCTTTTTTTGATACACCTCTAAAAACATATGCCCAAATAACGAGATTACCGCTTTTTGCATTTGTCCCCATAACAATTGGTTCAATATCATACCTTGGCCCAGATAAAACTTCTTCAGGTGGTCCTGAATATTGTATTGAAATTGGTTTTCGTTCAATAATGGCTTTTCTTAAATCCATCATTTTACTGTCCTGTTCCAATAATAAAATATTTGATATGGTATATAACTCAGTCATTAAAAATCAGGGTATCTATTATGTTCACCATAATCATTTCTTGCTGTTGAAACAATTCTTTCGTTAATATCGGTTCTTGACCCGATTCTACCATCCTCACCTTCACCTTTTCCTTTTTCATCACCATCTGATATTGCATTAGGATTAGTAACATCATATGCGAAAAATTCATTATATATATTCCTCGCTACACTATCTATTCTTCTATTAATATCTGTTTGTGAACCTATTGTTCCACTTGGTCCTTCACCTTTCCCTTTTTCGTCACCATCAGATATTGCGTTAGGGTTAGTTACATCATACCCAAAATTATCATCGTAGATATTTCTTGCGACTAATTGTGTTCTTTCATTTATGTCTGTTTTTGACCCTACACTACCTGTTTCACCTTCACCTTTTCCTTTATCGTCACCGTCTGATATCGCGTTAGGGTTTGTTGTATCATATTCGAAATTTTCATCATATGTATTTCTTGCTAATAATTGTGTTCTTTCGTTAATATCAGTTACCGATCCTATCTTACCATCATTTTCTCCCTTACCTTTTTCATCACCGTCTGATATCGCATTTGGATTAGTAACTCCGTACCCGAAATTTTCATTATAAATATTTCTTGCAACTAATTGTATTCTTTCGTTTATATCTGTTTTTGAACCTACACTACCATTATCACCTGCTTCTCCCTTACCTTTTTCATCACCATCTGATATGGCGTTAGGGTTGGTAACACCATACCCGAAATTTTCGTTATATAAATTTTTTATTGTGTTTGCTATTCTTGTTTGTATATCGATACTTGAACCAACTACTCCGTCTTTCCCTTCACCTTTTCCTTTTTCATCACCGTCTGATATCGCATTTGCATTTGTTACCCCATAACTGTTATCATCTGTATATGTGTTTTTAACAATATGTGCTTTTCTTTGTTGTTCCGCAATTAATTCTAAATCTGTATTTTTACCGTATGTTTCTGGGTCCATAATATTAAATATTTGATTTCATTATTTCTTCAAACAATTTACCCAATTTAAGTGTTGACGCAAAATTCGATTTTGAATTTGGTGTCATATTTGTTTTTGGTGGTGCCATTGGTTTTTTATTTTTTGTATGTTTTTTTAAAAATGGGTTTGATCTTCCCTGTGTTCCACCAATACTATCCGCGTTTTTGCTTGATTTTTTATTGTCTTTAACATTTTTTCTACGATTATTTAACACAGTTGTACCCCATGATTCAAAAGATGAACCACCACACAATTGATACTTTTCAGTTTCATTATTATTTTTGAAACTTTTCATATCGTGTAGTATTTTTTTTAATTGATTATAATTTACCGTACCTTGTAATAATTCTCTTGCTCTTTCTGTTCCATCACTATGTGGATACAACATTAACGCATTTTTAATGGTGGATAAAATTAATGGTTCAATTTTATATAAGTCACCTTTTAAATCTTTATTCATTGTTTTTTATATATGACAAAAATTGTTTTGTTGAAATTCCATTATCTTTTAATGTTTGTTTTAAAACATCTATTTGTTTTTTTATGATTGGGTTAATAGTTTTTTCTTCATCATCTTTTTCAACCATATCATTTATATTTGTTTTTTTTGATAAAATACTTTCTAAATAATCTCGAACATATTCTTTAGGGTTTTCGACTAATCTTAAAACACCCTCTGCGTAATCTGATTCATATCCTAATTCCTTTAGTCTATCTTCGATTTCATCTTCTGGTATCTCTAATTCATCTTCAAAATGTTCTTTTGCATCATCGTATGGTAAATCTTTTTCTATTGTTTCTGCCCCCAATACTTTACTCATATCTTCTTCCCCGAAATATCTCATTAACCTAGCAGCATTTCCACCACCATCAAGTCCTGCACCACCCATTTGACCACCAACAGCACGAGCATATTCATCACTTGTTTTTGGTGATGTTACACCTTTAACATTAAAGTCATTAGATTTATCCCCTGTTTGAATGTTTCCATCTGCATCAACAACTTCATCAACTTCTTCCTCGTCTGTTTTTTCGGGTTTTTTTCTTTTTGGTAATTTTCCTTTATTTTCCCAATCACTATTCCAAATCCATTTCCATTTTTTAGGGGTATTTTTTTTAGAACCATATTGTTTCCTTTTAGAAAAAATAAGACCTCGCTGGGATTGACTTACTGATTTTTCTTTCAACAATTTGTTGTGATCTAAAGTTTCTTCAATAATTCGTTTTAAAGATTCATTCATTATTTCGATTTTTATATAAATATCAAAGAATTGAGAAGATATTTATAAACAATATGAATCCTTTTAATTTTATTACTTTATATAACTCAGGAAATGTCGATTTTGTACTTTTTGACAATTTTGATTTTATTTTAATTTCCGAAAATGATTTAGATATCGAATTAAAAAATGATGTTTTTGATTTTATATTAGATAGTTTTGGGTATGTTGATTTCGTGTCCGATAATTTTGATAATATTAAAATTATCTTAGATAATACTCAATATGCTGATTTTATTTTAGATGATATTCAATATATTGATTTTATTTTAAAATCAGATAGTTTTTTTGATTTTGAGGTAGAGCTACCACCATTTGATTTAATTATTGATAATTTTAATTTAATTGAGTTTGTTATTGATTCTTCATTATCAATCGATGAGAATATTATAGGATCTGGGTTGTATAATTCTAAACCTGACGATGTTACCGCTTATTGTTGTACATATATTCTAACAGAGGACGGTTGTATTATAATGACTGAAGATGGATTTAAACTAACTTACGAATAAAATGTATGATAATTACATATAAAAGTATTTATTTATATGTCTAAATGTGGAAAAAATATAACCGATCTTCCGTTAAATACAAATCCTAGTATAAGTGGTGTAACCACTATTGTAATTAGTGGGATTACTTATCAGGTATCTTTAGAAACACTTCAAACACTTATTGGTGATGGGTCTTCTGGGACATCTGGGACATCTGGAATTAGTGGGTCTGCGGGAACTAGCGGTACATCTGGTCTAAGAGGTAGTTCTGGTACATCAGGAACATCAGGTTCATCTGGTACAAGTGGCGAAGATGGAACATTAGGTTCATCTGGTACAAGTGGAAGTTCAGGTTCAAGTGGTATTGATGGTGATGTAGGTAGTAGTGGAACAAGTGGTTCATCTGGAAGTAGTGGTACAAGCGGAGCAACAGGTGATACAGGTACATCGGGTAGTTCAGGAACATCTGGAAGTTCAGGTGATAGTGGTAGTTCTGGGACATCTGGTGAAAATGGTACATCAGGTAGTAGTGGTACAAGTGGTGCAACAGGTGATGCTGGTTCTTCAGGAACATCTGGTATTGATGGGTCTTCAGGAACATCTGGTGATACTGGGTCTTCAGGAACATCAGGTTCTAGTGGTAGTTCTGGTGTTGGAACATCAGGAACAAGTGGAACATCTGGTGATACAGGTTCATCTGGTACATCTGGAAGTAGTGGGTCAAGCGGTAATAATGGATCATCTGGAACAAGTGGAACATCAGGCGATGCAGGTTCTTCAGGTACATCAGGAACAAGTGGAACATCTGGTGATAGTGGAAGTTCTGGAACAAGTGGTGATAGTGGAAGTTCTGGAACAAGTGGTGATAGTGGAAGTTCTGGAACAAGTGGTGATAGTGGAAGTTCTGGAACAAGTGGTGATGCTGGTTCTTCAGGTACTTCAGGAGAAGATGGTAGTTCAGGAACATCAGGAGCAACTGGTGAAGCAGGTTCTTCAGGTACAAGCGGTGAAGATGGAACATCAGGAAGTAGTGGTACAAGTGGTGGAATAGGTGATAGTGGTTCATCTGGAACATCTGGTGAAGATGGAACATCAGGAAGTAGTGGTACAAGTGGCGATAGCGGTACATCAGGAAGTTCGGGTACAAGTGGAGCAACAGGTGATAGTGGAAGTTCAGGTTCAAGCGGAACAAGTGGTGAAGATGGAACATCAGGAAGTTCTGGTACAAGCGGTGCAACAGGTGATGTTGGTTCTTCAGGTACAAGTGGTTCAAGTGGTTTAAGTGGAACATCTGGTGAAGATGGCTCAAGCGGAACTTCAGGAACATCTGGATCATCAGGAAGTAGTGGTACAAGTGGCGATAGCGGTACATCAGGAAGTTCAGGTACAAGTGGAGAACAAGGTATTGAAGGGTCATCTGGAACAAGTGGGACATCGGGAAGTTCGGGTTCATCAGGAAGTGATGGAAGTAGCGGTACATCCGGTGAAGATGGTAGTTCTGGCACAAGCGGTACATCCGGTGAAGATGGTAGTTCTGGCACAAGCGGTACATCTGGTGAAGATGGTAGTTCTGGCACAAGCGGTACATCTGGTGAAGATGGTAGTTCTGGAACAAGTGGTGTAGATGGAAGTTCTGGAACAAGTGGTAGTAGCGGTACATCTGGTACGTCAGGTGATGATGGTAGTAGTGGAACAAGTGGTGTAGATGGAAGTTCTGGAACAAGTGGTGTAGATGGAAGTTCTGGAACAAGCGGGTCTTCTGGCTCAAGTGGTATAGATGGTGAAGACGGTTCATCAGGCACAAGCGGAACATCAGGTAGTGATGGAAGTAGCGGAACGAGCGGTACATCTGGTAGCTCAGGTAGTAGTGGAAGTGACGGTAGTAGTGGAACAAGTGGTTCTTCTGGAAGCGGTGGGACATCTGGGTCAAGTGGAACAAGCGGTTCTTCTGGAAGCGGTGGGACATCTGGGTCAAGTGGAACAAGCGGTTCTTCTGGAACTAGCGGATCTTCTGGTACATCCGGTGAAGATGGTAGTTCTGGTACAAGCGGTACATCTGGTAGTAATGGTAGTTCTGGAACAAGTGGAGAACAAGGTATTGAAGGGTCATCTGGAACAAGCGGTACATCAGGAAGTTCAGGTAGTAGTGGTAGTTCTGGAACGAGTGGTGAAGATGGAAGTTCGGGAACATCAGGAACAAGCGGAACAAGTGGTAGTAGTGGTTCAAGTGGAGAACAAGGTATTGAAGGGTCATCTGGAACTAGTGGGATAGATGGTAGTAGCGGAACATCTGGTACAAGTGGTGATGATGGTAGTAGCGGAACATCAGGTGAAGATGGAAGTAGTGGTACTTCAGGAACGAGCGGTTCTTCTGGAAGTTCAGGAAGTGATGGTAGTTCTGGGACAAGCGGTGAACAAGGTGACGCAGGTTCTTCAGGAACAAGTGGGACATCTGGTATAGATGGAAGTAGTGGAACGAGTGGAAGTTCCGGTTCTTCGGGAACATCTGGCACAAGCGGTTCATCTGGAAGCTCAGGCTCAAGTGGTAGTTCTGGTAGTAGTGGAACATCTGGTATATCAGGTTCTTCTGGTACATCGGGTTCTAGTGGTTCTTCTGGTACATCGGGTTCTAGTGGTTCTTCTGGAAGTAGTGGTACAAGCGGAAGTAGTGGTAGTTCAGGCTCAAGCGGAAGCTCTGGGACAAGTGGTGAATCAGGAAGTTCTGGAACAAGCGGAACATCTGGTTCTTCTGGAAGTAATGGTTCAAGTGGTACTAGTGGTAGTTCGGGAAGTAGCGGTTCTTCTGGTACGAGTGGAACATCTGGTTCTTCTGGTAGCAGTGGTACATCAGGTAGCAGTGGTACATCAGGTAGTAGTGGTACATCAGGTAGTAGTGGAAATTCTGGGTCTTCGGGTAGTAGTGGCACATCGGGTTCTTCAGGAACGAGTGGTGAAGATGGAAGTAGCGGATCATCTGGTACATCAGGAACAAGCGGTTCTTCAGGTTCTAGCGGAAGTTCTGGTACAAGTGGCTCATCTGGTGAAGATGGGTCAAGTGGCACATCAGGGACAAGCGGTAGTAGCGGATCATCTGGTACAAGTGGAAGTTCAGGAAGCGGTGGGTCTTCAGGTAGTAGCGGAACGAGTGGAATTGATGGTAGTAGTGGAACCTCGGGTAGCAGTGGAACATCTGGTTCTTCAGGAACAAGTGGAGAAGATGGAAGTAGTGGAACAAGCGGAAGCTCAGGTTCATCAGGTTCAAGCGGTAATTCTGGTACAAGTGGAACCTCGGGTAGTAGTGGTAGTTCGGGCACAAGTGGTTCTTCAGGTTCTAGCGGAAGTTCTGGAACATCAGGTTCTAGCGGTAGTTCGGGTACAAGTGGAACATCTGGAAGTTCTGGTACAAGTGGAACATCAGGAAGTAGCGGTACATCAGGAATAGATGGAAGTAGCGGAACATCGGGTACAAGCGGGTCTTCAGGTAATAGTGGTTCTTCAGGAACGAGTGGAGAAGATGGTAGTAGTGGTACAAGCGGAACATCAGGAACGAGTGGTACAAGCGGGTCGTCAGGTAGTAGTGGTTCAAGTGGAAGTTCAGGAACAAGTGGATCTTCAGGTAGCAGTGGAACGAGCGGTATAGATGGTTCAAGTGGAACATCTGGAAGTTCCGGGTCTTCTGGAAGTAGTGGTACAAGCGGAACATCTGGGTCTTCAGGAAGTAGTGGTACATCAGGACTAGATGGTAGTAGTGGAACATCAGGGTCTAGTGGTTCAAGTGGTAGTTCAGGAAGTAGTGGAAGTTCGGGTAGTAGTGGTACAAGCGGAAGTGATGGAAGTTCAGGCACAAGCGGTAGTTCTGGTTCAAGTGGAAGTAGCGGTTCAAGTGGTACGAGCGGTACATCTGGTTCATCAGGGACAAGTGGAACTTCTGGTAGTTCAGGTTCTTCTGGTAGTTCAGGTACATCAGAAAGTAGCGGAAGTTCTGGGTCTTCGGGAAGCAGTGGTACAAGTGGCACATCTGGCAGTTCCGGTTCAAGTGGAACAAGCGGTTCTTCTGGGTCTTCAGGTTCTTCTGGTAGTAGCGGAAGTTCAGGTAGTAGTGGAACATCTGGTGAAGATGGAAGTTCTGGAAGTAGCGGTACTTCCGGTTCTAGTGGTAATTCAGGTTCATCTGGTACAAGTGGTACTTCTGGAAGTAGCGGTACTTCAGGTAGTTCGGGTACAAGTGGTACTTCAGGTAGTTCGGGTACAAGTGGTACTTCTGGAAGTAGCGGTACATCTGGAATTGGCACAAGTGGTACATCAGGAACATCTGGAGTTGGCACAAGTGGTACAT